TCATGGCGCGTTGGTGGGGAGGGAGAGAGCAGACATAGCCCGGCGTTTTCTGGGGGTGGAGACATATTGATAATGCTGGGCCACAATTCGCTCGCTGTTACCCATGAGATCGGCAACAGTGCCATAGTCCCATCCGGCGGCTATGAGATTGGTGGCAAATGCGTGGCGCAGGTCATACGGGCGGAAATACTCTTTTATGCCGGCGCGGCGCAATGTGGCCCTCCATGCTGTCTTTATGCTCCGTATCGGATGACCCTTGTACGAAATGACGTATTCAATCCCGTTGGCTTTGTCCGCTGCAAGCCATTGCCGCATCAGAGGCACGAGTTCTTGTTGAATGGGGACAGCGCGCATGGGCTGACTCTTGTTTTTACGGCTCGTATCAATGAGCAAGTAGCTATCCTCGTCTCCGTTCAAAAATACCTTACCCCATCGTAAGGCAAACAACTCTGACTCTCCGACGCGCAAGCCTTCCGTTCCGCCCAGCAGTATCGACCGCCGGACGTGTTCGGCGGCTACGGCGTAAATGGCCTCGGCCTCTTCAGGGGTTGGTGGACGAAATTTTTTGTATGCCGGAGCCCCGATTTTCATTGCAGGTATAACGGTAAGCATCCCGTTGGTAGCGGCCCATCGAATGACGGTGCGGAGTTTTGACATGCGGTTATGAACCGTTGCTTCGCTTATAAAAGGAATTTCTGTCTTGTTTTTTTTATGTGTCTTTGTGCTGTCACTAATTTTTGTAACTTCTTTGTGTCTGCGGGATCGTTCAAGTCGCATCAATTTTTGCACACGCTCAATGTCATCCGTATTGATTTCACACAAGGGTATGTGCCCAATATGCTCGAATATAGAGGACATGGCAGAGAGAAATTTTTCCGTATCTTTTGGAGAGAAGCGTTTCTCGTTGAGATAAAGATAGGTAGCGTCCTCAATCGTGGGGGCGCTACCATCTTGTGTTATGGCAATTCTAAAACTTTCTTTCTCAAAGCGTAATCTATGCTGAATGAGAGAATCAAAAGCCAATGCTTTTTCATGATCCTCAAAGGACTTTGATTCACGCTTTCCAGTATATGGATTGTTCCAGTATACTTGATATTGCGCGGCTCTGTTTTTTCGTGTGCGAATTGCCATTGTTATTGCATAAGAGAATTTTTTGGCCCAGAAAGCTCTGCAATCAATTCACGCCTTGAACGTCCAGATATTGCTCTTTTGCTCAAAGGTGGGTGTCTGCGTAAAGGTGTATTTTCTTCAGCTTTTATACCCTTAGCGGCCTCTATGGCTTCCAGAACGTCTTGCCGCATATAGCGCGTACCGAGCTTTCCGCCGAATGGGACGGGGCTCACTCCGGCCCGCTTCAACCATCCCTTTGCCTCGCCTGGCGTCTTTGCCTTGACGCAGACGGCAACCTCATCAAGCGTCATCAGTATGTCGGCCATGTTCATGTCTATTCCCTCGATATGTGTCGCCCGATTCGGACTTGGCCATGTCGGGACTCGTGAAGTCGTAGGCGCGTTGTGTGATTCGTTCATCACAGCCCGCCGCCAGCCATCGCACCATGTTCACGAGCCGCAGGACGGTGGCGGGGTTGGCGGCAGAAATAAAGTCGCCGTCCCACTGGCGTTGGGCGTGTCCTATTGTTTTATCCTTTAACCCACCACGCCCGATTGAATATATCGGATATACCCCATCCATAACCCACGGCCCTGGCGTCGCCGCCTTCGCCTTTGCCTCCAGGTCGGCCAGCCATTGTTCAGCGTTGGTCATGATGCCTCCCTTTCACGCGGGCAACCCTGTGGCACTTTTGGGTTGTACTGTGGCATGAAGCACACCGCCCCCCACTTTTTTGTCTGGCTGGCGTAGCGACAATCCTTGCATACATCAGCACCAAACGCCTTACGGCGCATGTACTTGTCGTATTCCTTGCAGATATGGGTACGTTTCCCCGCGTCGCACGAGTAGGGGCTTCTGCTGTTGTTGTGTTGGCAGTGCGTCCTGCCGCACGCGCCATTTCCTTCCAGCACGCCGATGATTGTCCACATGGCCTCACTGACTTTTCTTTTATCTTCGCGGCACACCAGTTTTTCCCCGATGTAAATGAAGAAATCTTCAGCGGACTGTTCCAGCTTGGCGGCGTCATGCTGATGACTTTTTTCCCATCTCTCCCGATCTTCAGCATCGTTGTACCTCTTGGGGTTATGCAGCTTGGTCAGCGCCCGGAGCTTCGACAGCTTGAGCGTCCGCGTCAGGCGCGGGATGTATATTTCAAAATACGGGTCCATTTTCGGTACCTCCCATTTCAGCTTCGACGGCGATGCGGGCGCGATACAGTCTGCATGTGCTGCAGGTCCGCTCAGTAGCGGTTAACATAGACCTCCTCCGGCAACGGATGCGGGTAGCTTACCTTGAAAAAGCCGAGGCTCCCCTTACAGGGATGGAACGGCAGCTCGCCGGACGCGACGATGGGCCAGTTGTGCAGGCCATGCGCGGCCCAGTCGGAGGTTCTCCGGCGTCCGCACTGGATGGTGAACACGGCAAAGCCCACGATGCCGCCCAGGGGAAGATCGGACGGGATGGTAAAGCCCGCTTCCAGATTCAGGTACATGAGGCCGGGCTTGTCCACCTTCTTTCCGGTATGGATGAGCACCGGCACACCATCATACTGCGGCGGCAGCCGCCAGGAGCGGTTCTCGAAATCCTTTCCGAGATGGAAAATGGCATAGGGCCAAGGCTGCATTATGGAGATGGTAGGTAAGATCATACTGTAACCTCCGGGAACTCGTTGTGTTCCACTCCGTCGAGCAGGCGGCCGGCGCGGCGCTTGCCGTAAATCACTACAGCTTCCTAAACACAGTGCATCCGCAGCCGGGGCACTTCTTCTTTTTGCTGACCATCCCGCACTTAGCGCATTCACGGTTAGGCTTTTCGTCGCTCAGGCGTTCGCCCTTGCAGGATGCGTAGATGTGCGCGAAATTTTTGGCTTTGCGCTTACCACGCCACTCCGGACGGTTCGGATTGTCATAGCCGGGCATGGCTACTTCCCTTCCTTTTTCTTGCGGCGGTGGCATTTGGGGCAGCGGGTATGCCAGGGCTCGAGAGGATAAAAAGCCCGGTGACAGCCCTTGCAAAATTTTTGCCCCGGCCAGAGGCCGGTGGATTCCTTGTGCCGCACGGCGGCGCGGTGCTCGCGCCAGTAATCGCCTACGTCGCCCATGTCAGTTTTCCTCAGCCTGCATGGGGACTTCTCCGGCCTCCGGTTCTTCTTCCACTTCGCCCTGGGGCGCCTCCGTTCCGTCTTCGCTGCTTTCGTCCAGGTCCGCTTCCGGCGTGCTGGCCGCCTCATCGGGAGCGTCCGTCGCGGGCTCTTCGTCCTTCCATTCCCAGGCGTCAGCATCGCCGCGCTGGGCTTCTTCCACGTTCAGGGCGCACCCGGCGCAGGGCGGCATGTTGATCTGCGTGTGAGAGTGGATGCAGGTCCGGCATTCACGGATGGGGTGCCAGTTGTCGTCCTCTCCGTTGTTCGCTTGGGCGCAGGCCTGGCAGGTTTCGGGCAAGTCGTCGCCGTCTCTGTTCGCGAGGCTGCCGCAGGTGATACAGGTCTTGGGTGTACCCATGGCCACAGGCGCGGGCCGCTTCTCAGTGGGCTCGGTTGGAGCCGCGGCTGTGTGGTCACCAGGGCGGGGGATGGGAAGCCGGTATTGGCGTTCTTCCGCCGTCATGGCCCGACGCTTCATTTCTTTACTGGTATCGTGGACGAGCCAGATAATGGCCTCGGCGTCATAGTCGGCCATGACATCGCAGTAAACTTCCTGCTCGATTTTTCCTTCCTGCCATTCCTTGCGGGCCTTCTCGGCATCCTTCTGGAGAGACTTAATTTCGGCGTTGATGCTTTTGCGGTAGCTGTCGAGGTCATCTTCCAGCTCGGAGATTTTCTCCAAGGCGCTCGCCATACGGTCACCAACGGATTCCCGTTCTTCAAGGTCCAGGGGGACGGAAACCGTGATGGTTTCCGTCTTCAGGAAAGAGGCTTCGGCAGGCCGGGACGGCGTGTCCGGTTCGTCCTCTCCGTCTTCGGAGTCAGTAACGGGTTCCTGGTCTTCCGGTTCATCCGGCCGCAATGTGCAGCCCTCGGCAGCCAAGGCTGAGTTCCGGATGTAACACAGCACGGTATCGCCGGAGTCCAGGTCGTCGCCGTCCTGCAAGAAATCCAAGGTCGAAAGCTCCCACCGATTGCCGTGCCGGTCTTCGGTGAGCACGGTTTCGCCGTCCTCGGAAAATTCGACCATCGTCAGCGTGACGCGCGTGGTGTCGGGCGGGTCGCCGGGAAGGTCCGGGTTCTCTCTGTCTTCCTCGCGTTTCGTCGTACCGGTCTTAAAGTCCGTCACCGTGGTGCGGGCCATACCGTCGCCGTCGGACAGGCCCTTATCGTCACCCAGCCATTCAGGCAGAGTAATGGGCACATCGGTGTCGCCGCGTTCTCCACAAAAGTCGATTTGGGACAAAGGCAGCCAGACCTCCTCGCCTTCACATTCCACCAGCACGGCGGCGTCGGTGAGTTGCAGGATGTCGGCGTGGATGGTGATCATATCGTCATGGGACATGGGGTATGCTCCTATTAGGGTCGGCAGCGGCCGGAATGAAGATTATTATTTGTTCAAGCCCAATTCCGTGAGAAATCTGGAGGGAGGTTCGTCGGAACCTTCCTTTTCCGGCCTGACGGCCAGAATCAGTTGGTTCATGGCGCGGGTAACGGCCACGTACATAAGGCGTCGCTCGTCCTCTATGCCTGCATCCCCGGCCTTGACGGCCTGCTTGCTTGGCATGATGCCTTCATTGCATCCGGCCACGATGACGCACGGGAACTCCAACCCTTTGGAGGCGTGGCAGGTCATGAGCAGGATGCCCGGCTCCTCGTCTTTGGCGGGCATTTCGTCCTGCACGTCCACCAGGGCCAGCCAGTCGAGATATTGGGCAATGGTGGTGTTTGGAAACTGGTTGATAAAATTTGAAAGCCAGTCGAGGTATTCGGAACCATCGTCGCCGTCCGCAGGATCGAAGCGGTATCCGCCGGAAGCAATCCATAAAAACGCATCTTGCACGGTACTGTTTTCCGTGGGCATTGACTCCAGATCGGACACTCTCAGAGAATTTCTGTAGACCTCGAAACACGACTTTCCTTCCTCTGCCGCTTGGACACGAATTTTGGCGTATCTTTCCGCATCCAACCCAAGCCCCTTATGGGCCAAAATAAAGGCCGTTTCGTCAAAGGGATTCACGATGCACTTGAGTGCCGCATTCGCCTTCACAAATAAGGGGCTGTGCAAAGCTGATGTGCGCTTGCCGATTCTCTTGTGCGGAATATCGCGCACGGTCAGTTCTTCACTGAGCTTGTCCAGCATCCGGTTGTTCCGGCACAGGACAGCCGGGGGCGTCTGGTGAAAAAATTCGCCCCTGCCGATATAGTCCGCAATGGCGGCGCTGTTCGCGTTCATGAGGCGCGAAAGTATGCGCGGTTCTTCTGCCTGCATGGGTCGCATTTCGATGACGCGGTGACTGGTGTTGTGGCGGATCAGGCAGTTTGCGGCGGATACTATGTCCGGGGGGCTGCGGTAGTTGCTGCGCAGTTCGTAGACGGTCAGGGCGCCAGCCTCGATCAGATTTTGCAGGTATTCAGGCACGGCCCCGCGAAATCCATAAATTGACTGTGAAAGGTCGCCTACAGCGTACAATTCAGCGCCTTCCGTATGTTCCGTGATGGCTTTCAGAGCGCGCCACTGCATCAGGTCAAGGTCTTGCACCTCGTCAACCAGCAGGTATTTCCAGTTGGTGAATTCTCTGACCTTGCCGGCTTCCGCCAGCTCCACAAGCCCGTGAATCAGCCCATAATAGGGCATGGCGTTGTTCTGGCGACAAGCGGCCTCAAATGCCTGTAACACGGGGTAGTACGGGAGCGCGGTCCCGACTTTTTCTCCGCTTCGCTCCAGAGTGGCGAACATCTCATCCAGAGCTTTTTTGCCGTGCTTCCACTTGCCCTTGGCGTACATGCCGAGTTGTTCCCCGCAGTGCTGGAGCAGGGTTTCCGTTTCCAGCGGGGTGTAGACGGTCAGGTTGCCGTAGCGCAGGCCGATATGGTGGCCGTACTTTTTCAGCAGGCCCAGGCCCAGGCCGTGAAATGTGGATACCGTGACCTTGTGCGCCTCTCTGCCGATGCGGGCTTCAAGACGCGCCCGCATTTCCCCGGCTGCGGCGCGGGTGAAGGTCGTGCAGACAATTTCATAGCCGCTGGCCCCGTTTTCGAGCAGGTGCGCCACTCGCTCAACGATGGTGCGTGTTTTGCCGCTTCCGGCCCCGGCCAGCACCAGCACATTTTTTTCCTGTGCCAGCACTGCGGCCTGCTGTTCCTGGTTCAGTTCGGAAAAGCTCATAACTTTCTCCCGTATCCCGCATTGAGCAGGGTCAAATACAACCGCAGGCGGGCCAAGGTGTGCATCCGCGCAATTGGGCGCATGGCGGCACGCGCCTCTTTACGGATTTCCCTGGGGATGGAAATGCCGTTCCGTCTGGCGGCCACTAGAGCGGCGCGGTAATCCGCCAGAATATCGCCTGACTCCGCAATGCGTCTGGATAAAACCGCCAGGGTATCGGAGAGAACTCCCACCCCACCGGGTAACGCGGGCAGGTTCGCGTCCAGTGTGGGGCGCGTCATTGGGCGGCCTCCACAACATGCACCGCTGTCCACCCGTCGCTGACGGAGGCCAGTTCGTGGCAGGTGCAGGCGATAATCTGCGTGTCTACATTGGACTTGGCGACGCTTTCCAGCAGCAGCCCGATTTCTTGGCCGAGTTCAGCGCCTTCTATCAGGATGACCGAATTTTTCTGCCCTTGCGGCACCAGCGCATAGGCAAGAGCGCCATCGAAAATCACACGCTGGCCGCCGGACAGACCTCCGTGGGCGACAAAGCCGTGACCGGGGATTTCCCAGCCCAGAACCACGTCGCCGTCATCGCCCACGCTGAACACGGCTTGTCCATAGGGCAGCATGTGTCCCATTTTCTGGGCGACAGCCGTGGCCGTGGCCTGCATGGCCGCCGACTTTTTGTTGCGCAGGTCTTCCAGCGCCTTCTTTTCGGCCTCCAGTTGTGATTCCAGCGCCAGCACGGCCGCGCGGTCTTTTTCCTGTTGCGTCCTGAGCCCGACCGCGCGTTGGAAAAGGCGCTCTTCGGCCCGCAACGTGTCCAGCCGTGTCCGGAGCCCGGAAACCCGCTGCTCCATGATTTGCAGTGAGCTATCCATTGACGACCTCCTGTGTGGCCCGAAGAGATTTGATTTCGCGTTTGAGCACCATCCGCGCGGCGCATCCGTCGCACCCGGCCCGCTCCAGCGCGGACAAGACGCGCTCAAGGGCGAGAACTCCCGTATTCCTGGGGGTGTCGTGACCCTGCTCGCTGTTTTGACGGACACGGGAAGGTTCTTGGCAGGGAACCGAGAAAGGAAGCGGCGCCTGACTCCGTGCCGCACTGGTCAAGGAATGTTGGGCCAGACCGGACCCCGGCTCCGTTGATTCCGCGGCCCGTTGCTCTCTGGCTGCGCGGGCTGCGGCCTCCTGTTCCAGACGCGCTTGTTCCCGCACCATCTCGTCGCGGGCCTCTTGGTGTTTCCTCTCGACCTTGGCGATTTCGGCCTGCACTTCCGGCAAGGTGCCTGCGGGCAACTTGAGTTCAGCGATAGACGTTGCCAGGCTTTGGCAAGACTGTTCCTTGCCCTTGATGTCGCCTTCGATTTGGGAAATGCGTTCCTTGGCGCGCGAGATGGACGCATTCAGGCCGCGCACGTCACCGGCTGGCGGGAACAGGCGGAAAAGCTCATCAACTTTTTTGGCGTCCGAGAGCGCCAGAAAACCAGCCACGTCCGCGATACCGATGCCTTGACGGTCAAGTTCCATCTCAAAAATATTTTTGGGGGTGGGTTCTCCGTCGATGCGGTAGCCACAACCAATTGCGCCGCCCTTTTTGCATCTGTAGGTGCGCTCAAAGGTCTTGCAGCCGTCAAGCTCCATGCCCACGGTCAAAGTGTCGCCGCTACCCACGGCCTTGAAAATTTCTGCGTTGGTGCGGGCGATCCCGGTGCCGGGGAGGCCCCCGGTCACCAGCAGGGCCAGCGCGAGAGAGCGGGAACTTTTGCCGCTCCCGACGCGCCCCATAATCAGCGTGCGGAGGCCAAGAGGTTGGTTGAAATCCAACCCCTTGAACCCGGTAGCGTAAATACGGGTAATCATGCCGCCCCCCTACTGCGCATCCAGCATACTGCTGATGGCGAGGTTGATTTCGGCCGCGTTACCGGGACTGACCTCCTCATCTGTCAGGCCGCAGTCCGCCAGAGCGGTTGCATATTCGTCGGGAAAATTCTCCCGCGCGACATGCAGGTTTTTCCACGCCTTGAGTTCCTCCGCCGTCCAGTCCCGGGTGGGCTCTTCCTGGGGCTGTTCCGTATCCGACGCTGCCACAGCGGGCTCTTCGATGGGGGGAGACATAACCATTCCCGATTCTTGATTTTCGTATCGGTCGGGGTTTTCCAGCGGGTCCGCCTCTTCATCCATATCACCGCCATGCACATCGTCTGTGCCACGGGAGACAACCAAAGGCTCCTTGGCTTCGGGCAGAGCGACGGGCCTGCCCACAGAAAGAGCCTCAATGACTTTCGTGGAGACTGCATAGCGCGAGGTATCAAACCGGATGAGGCCGCCGTCGCTCGGAGCCCAGCACACCACGGGCACATCCCACTGTGAAATGGGGTTACAGTTTTGGCCCGAGCCTTGGCCGGGAACAACAGCGATGCCGAACAGGTGTTTCAGCGCATTCCGTTGGGCGAAGGTCTGAGCAAACTCCAGGGCCTTTTTTTTGCGGTTCAGCACCTGCCCCAGAAAATTGATGACCTCCGCGTGGGTGATCTTCATCCATAGATTGACGGCATCATCCACGCGGTAGCAGGCCCATTCCTCGGGAGGGATGGGAGCAGGTACGGCAGAGGGCAGGAGCTTGAACGCGTCCTTCATCCTTTTTGCTTTGCCCACCATATCGGCCAAGGCATACGTTGCCGTGTCAAAAATCGTGGTCCGGTCACTGACCATGGGCTGTCCATTTTCGTTGTAGCGGAAGGCCATCGCCCGGCAATGCACCTCAATGATGGTGCCGTCCGGCCCACGGCGCACAAAAGGGTTCTGCTGTTCCACGCCATCCACGATGACCGTGGGGGCGTTCATGACAACGGCCCCGGCCGTGTGCGCCAGCATGGAGTAGCCCGGCGCGCTGATAACGTATGGCCCCTGCCAGACGGGTTGCGTCAGACCGCCGTTTTCTGCGCTCAGATGCACCGTGCGTTTGGTGGCCTTGATGCTGCGGCCTTCCGCGTCAGTCAGGACAAAAGCCTCGCCGTCCCCAAGAGCGATGACGTTTTTTTGGTGTATAGCCGCGAGGTACCGCCCAAGGACGGCGCCGTCTTCCGGGCAGGCCGCCTGGATGCGGGCGAAAGATTCCTTTGCCTGCACCGTAAGGGATTGTTCGGGTGCATTCCCTTGATTGTTGCTCATAATCTGTCTCCTTGTATGTCACGGGTAAAAATTGCGCTCTGGTCCCGAAGCCATTCGGCGTCCGCCACGGCGGATTCATAAGCCTCGTCAGTGCCGTACTCTTGCGGGCAGGGCATCCCATGCGGGCGGCCGCAGCGTTCTGAGCAGGCTTCAAAATAGAGGCAGGAGTCGTAGCACACGGCGTTATCTCCGGGCCGATTGAACCTGCGCAATTCTGACGTACAGGTGCGCGGCAAGTTGTTCATCGTCATGGTGCCACGCCCATATTGCGGCGCGCTCAAGCCACGCCATTGTCGCGGGCGCCGTGGCGCGAAAATGAGTTCCCTCGTAGCAGAGGGTCAGCGCTCTGTCCTGTATGAACTGCGCGGTTTCACTGATGGTCATGCCGCTCTCTCCGTCAGCTTTTGGCCGGTTTGAACAAGCCCGCTGGCGTGCTCGATGATGGTCAGCCCACAGCGCGGGCATATCCAGTCCTGGCGAACCCGAACGCCCGCCGGGGTTGTCCAGGGCACGAGTCCATGAAGATGGGAGTTTGGCGGGGGCCGGTACGACTGCATCGCGGGCATTCTTTCATGGCGTTTCCCCTCACTCGGCAAGGATGAAGCACTCAAGATTGCAGGGGCTGCACGGTTCGCCATCGAATCTGCCGTCACAGGAGTGCAGGCTTTTGAGCAGTTCCTGCTTTTCTTCGGCAGAGAGATTGTCGAACCCGCAGTCCGGGGCCAGATCGATGGTTTTGTAGAAACGCCCGTTGTCACCTTTGAAAACAACGCGGCTCCAATCATCCACGCCCGCGAAGCGGATAGTGATTTTTTCAGACACCGAAACTTCTCCTTTTGACTGATTCACTCGCCTGTATGGGCCGCTCTTCGTGTGCGTGTCTGGCCCCGGTCGGTTTCCGCCGTCGCCCCCGCATCCTGCCAAGGGAGGGTGAACTTCGGTCGGAATCCCGGGCGTCTCGCTTTCCTCATGCCCGGCGAGGTGCTTTCAGGGAGTCGTGCGTTCCGGCAGAGCAGCGGGCTTTGCCGTGGTGCCGTTGGCCTTTCTCCCCGTTGGCAAAGTTATATTACGAGAAATTATCGTAGTAAGCAATATAAAAATACGATGTTTTCTCGTATTAATTATGGAGGCAAAGGGCACTTGTGGGTGGAACAAAAATGCCTGCGGGAAGGCAGACATAAAAAAACCGCCGAAGCGGGTGAAGAGGAGAGTATACTATGGAGGAGCCAGAAGATTAGAAGAACGTTATTTCAATAACATGGTCACAACGAGACTTGAGATGCATGGTTAGTTTATTGTTTTAATTGATATTTGACAAGATTCTATCGTGCTCTTCTTTTGTTGATTCTTTCCATCCTAGATTATATAGACAAAAATTTAAGACAGCATCACGATTATTTATTGCTCTAATTTGATTTGCAAGTTGCATCATGTTATTTACATGGGCCATATTATTTATAGTTGTTGTCTGCTGTGAATATATACCTGTATATATACCATCAGGTGTGTAAATATTTATATTTCCATTTGTATTTGAAGCTATACTGTTATCAAATAGAACAGGAGGCTTTGAATAATAATTCATAGACACAGCATTACAATATTCGTAGTCAACATTAAAATTTCTATTTCCATTTTTATTTATGTAGTAACGAGTATGTGCACTACAACCACTGAGAATAAAAATACTGCATATAAAATATATACCGCAAATTTTCATTGCAATACTCATTGCTTAATATCTAAAGACTACCGCACACCGTATCGAGATTTGTCCCTTGTCACCGCTTCATCAGCTTGAAGCTTATTCACGCTGTGTTTACAACGAGGGCAAACATAGGTGCCATCGGTTTCTGCTAGTGGCTCTTTGCATTCTGGGCAGAGCAATGTTTCATATTTTGGTAGCTGCCCAGTTTTTTGGAGAACGACCACCCCTCCGATTCTTTTAAAATTTTTATCTTCGACCTGCTTTTGGAGTTCCTTGCTTTCAACCAGTGCACAAAGTTGCGACATGCTGACACCAAGGAATTGTGCCAAGGCATGGGCGTCCCTTATCGTAAGCCTCTGGCCGGTCTGCTCAGACCGAACGGCTTGCCATGTTCGACCAGCCGCCTTTTTATAGGGCCATGCTTTCTGTGCTGTTGGGTCATGTTTCAGGCCACGGCTCTCGATAATTTCTATGAGCGTGGTCACCATGGCCCTCTCAAAATCTAGATTATCCATGAAAACACCCTACTTGAGGAGCACTCAAAATCAATGCGTGTTTTTTGGTATTGAATAATACGAGAAATACTCGTACCATTAACCTCAGGAGGCTCACATGGACCCGAATCTCAACTCCGCCTTTGATATCCTCAGAGACAAGCTTGGAACGCATGGGGCTGCAGCTAGCTATTTGGGCATGACTCGTGACCACTATTGTGCCCTTCGCAATGGGCGTGCCCACATTCCTAAACGCACGGCTGAGCTCATAGTCCTCAAGGCCAAAGCCGTCGCTTCTCAAGAGCAGTCGGTAAGCAATTCCAGTGATTCGCTTGAAGAAGCGTAGGCCGAAGGTGCGGTTGCGTAACCCTGCAAAGATTTGAGGAACTACACCATGCCCGACTACCAGAACATGACGGCCACAGAGGCCATGCGCCATGCCAAGGACGTGTCCGGCCTGACAGCAGAGGAAATAGCTGCGGCTATCGGGACGAGCGCTGCGGTCATACGGCGTTACCTGCAACGCGGTGACGACTATGCGCCGGGCCTTGATCGTATTCCGGACCTCTGCCGCGCCATGCACAACACAGTCCTGATCCAGTGGCAGCAAGCGCAGCTTGGCCGAACGGCGGAAGGGGTTCCCCCGGCCCGGAGCCGGGCGGAGGTGTTGACCGCCGTGGCGCGTGTGGCCGCGTCCCTGGGCGACGTACAGCGGCGCTTGGCCGACAGCGAGGACGGCGGCATTGACCCGGCCTGCGCCCGTGATGTGCGTGGGCTCATGGGAGACGTAATCGGAGATTGTCGGGCTGTCATGGCCATGTTGCAGCACGTCGCGCAATGCGCGGACAGAACCGAGTGCGATGTGTTGCTGAGTGTACGCCCGAAAGCCAAGCGGCCCTGGTGGAGGTTTTGGTGATGGATGAAATAACCGCTTTCGGAGATATCCTCACCGGCGACGCCCTGGCCGTACTCCGCACGCTGCCGGACCAGTCCGTGCAGTGCTGCGTCACCTCGCCTCCGTATTGGGGCCTGCGTGATTATGGCGTACCGGGGCAAATCGGTCTTGAGGCAACACCACGGGAATATGTTGCCGCGCTGCTTCCGATTTTTCATGAAGTTCATCGCGTACTCCGTGCTGACGGCACGCTGTGGCTCAACCTGGGCGATTCCTACATCGGGTACCATGGCAACAAAATGGCCCATGGATCCGCAGCGCCTTCCGACAAAAACGGATACCGTGAAAACATGCGTCCCACTTCTGTTGGGGCGGACGGCCTCAAGAATAAGGACATGGCCGGTATCCCCTGGCGAGTAGCCTTCGCGCTGCAAGATGCGGGCTGGTATCTGCGTTGCGATTGTATATGGGCGAAGCCTAACCCCATGCCGGAAAGTGTGCGGGACAGGCCCACGCGCGCACACGAGTACCTTTTTCTCTTTTCCAAGTCTGAGCGCTATTACTACGACCATGAGGCCGTGCGGGAGCCTGCTGTCGCCAGCAACAAGCACGACTACACCGGACAGGGCGGTTATCAGCCCCCAGGACAACCCACCCACAAAGGGAACCGGACACGAGCGGTAAAGCGCCACTCCGTCCGCCCCGGCGTTGACACCAAAGGCGGAAACCAAGGGCGTGGGGAAATAACCTACCCCCCCTATACCCGCAGCCGACGCTCCGTGTGGAGCGTCGCCACGCATCCTTTCCCAGATGCCCACTTTGCAACTTTTCCCCCGGCCCTGATTCGTCCCTGCGTCCTGGCCGGATGCCCAGCGGGCGGCGTGGTGCTCGATCCGTTTTTCGGAGCGGGTACTGTCGGCGTGGTCTGCGTGGAAGGGGCTCGGCGTTACCTCGGCATCGAATTGAATCCCGATTATGTGGCAATGGCATCCGATAGAATTGCGGAAGCGGAAATGAAGGCCCAGGCCCCCAAACAGGCCAGCCTCCTGCAATTGGAGCGCGCGATATGACCGCTCCATCTTATCAAAAAGCCGTTTCCCTCCACACGTCGCGGGTGGTCTACTGCCGTCAATTCGGCAACGCGAGATCGGATTGGGAGGTCATTGACGCGGAAACCGGCGAGGTAAAGGTGTTCGGCCCGGCACAGTTCAAGGCTTTGTTTGTACCGGACTGGCAACTGCCGCCACACATGCGGCATAGAGCGGAGGCCGCCCCGTCCTGGTGGGACTGGAAAGCGACAAGGGGACGGGTGTGAAAGTCGCTCTCCACGATTCTGACCGCACACGGTTTCCGAATTTGCCGTTGATGAAGCTCTCCGCGTGGCATCGGGCACAGGGGGATACCGTCGAACGGTTTATTCCCCTCATGAACGACAGCTATGACCGTGTGTATTCCTCCAAGGTCTTCTCGTTCACCCCGGATGAACCAAACCTTCCTCGCGGCGTGATTCGGGGCGGCACGGGGTACGGCCCTGGCTCGAACTTGCCGGATGACGTGGAGCACATCATGCCGGATTACAGCCTGTACCCGGCATTCCAGGCAAGCCTGGGGTTCACCACGCGCGGCTGTATTCGCACCTGCCCGTGGTGCATCGTGCCAGGAAAAGAGGGGACGATTCATGCCCATGCGGAACTGGAGGAGTTCCTCAGGTCGGGTTGCCGCGATGTCATACTAATGGATAATAACATCCTGGCCCATCCTCACGGTGTCTCGCAGCTCGAACACAGTATCGACTTGGGGCTCAGGATTGACTGCAATCAGGGTCTGGATGCGCGGCTCATCGCTGCGGACGATGTCCTTGCCAGCCTGCTTTCGCGGGTACACTGGCTAAAAAGCATCCGTCTGGCTTGTGACCACAAATCTCAAATGCCCGCCGTTGAAAGAGCCGTGACCTCCATACGTCGGCACGGAGGTAAAAAATACAATTTTTCCTGCTACGTCTTGGTCAAGGACGTACCAGATGCCCTGGAGCGCATCGAGTTTTTGCGCAGCTTGGGCGTAGACCCGTTTGCCCAGCCTTACCGCGAACCAGGCTCAAAAAGCGTTCCTGCCCAAAATCTGCGACGCCTCGCAAGATGGTGCAATCACAAGGCCATCTTCAAAACTGTTCCTTGGCCCAAATATCAGGGGGGTGCGGCATGACCCTGCGTTACTTCTCCGGATGCAGCGGGATTGAGGCCGCAAGCCTCGCTTGGACCCCCCTGGGCTGGGTTCCGGTGGCTTTTTGTGAAATCGACCCGTTTCCGTCCGCCGTGCTGGCCCACCATTACCCAGGCGTGCCCAACCTTGGCGATATGACCTGCGTTGACGGCAAGGCCTACCGCGGCCTCGTTGATGTTCTGGTCGCGGGCACTCCTTGCCAGTCATATTCCGTGGCCGGGCTTCGACTCGGATTGTCTGATGAACGGGGCAACCTTACCCTCAAATTCGTGGAGCTTGCCGATGCAATTGAGCCTTCTGTCGCTGTCGTCTGGGAAAACGTACCCGGAGTCCTGTCTTCAAAAGACAACGCCTTCGGGTGTTTCCTGGGCGGACTTGCTGGGAGTGACGGGCCACTGGTCCCTGCAAGGCCGGGAAAATGGCCGAACGCTGGTTATGTGCTTGGACCCCGACGCTCAATCGCATGGCGGGTGTTGGACGCCCAATATTTCGGCTTGGCCCAACGCCGCCGCCGTGTCTACGTTGTCGCGTGTCCTCGAAACGGGCTCAATCCCGCAGAAATACTTTTTGAGTTCGACGGCGTGCGCCGGGATACTCCGCCGAGCCGCGAAACGGGGGAGAACATTGCCGGAACCGTTGAGGCGAGCCTTGGAAGAAGTCGCGGGGCGGGAACAGCCCCCGGCGCCTGCGTAGAGGTATGCCAATCCCTGACCCGCAGTCTTGGAAGCGGCGGGCCTGACGACAATAAGGCCCAAGCCGGATTTTACATCTCACAGTACGGCGATGTCGCGGCGGCCCTGACAAGCGAAGGGGCGGATGCTTCGCCCTGCGCTGATCGTGGGCCGACTGTGATTGCCTATGACACAACGCAAATCACCAGTCCTCACAACGGCAGCAATCCCAAGCCGGGGGCTCCATGCCATGCTGTTTCCGCACGGGCTCACCCTCCAACCATTATTGCCTTCCATGGATCACAAGACCCGGACGTTTCAGGAGAAATCAGCCACCCTGTAGGGCGGAATCAAGGCCAAGAGACCTGTGTTGCCCTTCTGGGTGGACAGGAGCAGCAGGCAATCTCGTGCAAATGGAGCAAGGGCATGTCCGGGCCAGCAGGAGATGAACACCACAATCTAATCTGCGGGCCGGTAGCTACTCCAGTCACCGCCCACGACCCCATCCGTGGGGCCGATTCCGTCTACAGCACATCCGGTGCTGGTGTTTGGCGTCCCGAAATAGGCCCCCTGCGGGCAAGGCCCCAAGACAGCCATGAAAATTTGTGCGTGACCTTACATGCTGGGGCTCTCCGCGAAAATCCAACATCCGGCCTGGCGTACACCCTTGAAGCGCAAGCCGAGGTACAGGCCATTGCTTTCACCGAACGTGGACGGGCAAGTGGCCGGGCGCTCGAATGCCAGGAAGAGCAGGCATATTGCCAGCAAAATCCAGGTGGAGGCAGGTCTCATAGCCTACAGATTATGACCAAACAGATGCAGGTGCGCCGCCTCATCCCAGTAGAGAGCGAGCGTCTCCAGGGAATACCCGACGACTACACGCGCATTGCGTGGCGTGGGCGTTCGGCTGAGGAATGCCCCGACGGTCCCCGGTACAAGGCTGTGGGGAACAGTATGCCGACGAAGGTCATGCGGTGGATTGGGGAAAGGATTGAACGGGCGATTTTGCGGCGGGAGGCATCGGCATGAAAAAGGCAAAGATGTCCGAACAGGAACTCGCCGCCCGCGTCATCACTGTTTTGAACGCCTACGGTTGGCAGTGTTATCAAGAAGTTCAGCTTAAGATGGGCGGACGGACCCTTGATATTCTTGCTGTTCAGCGGCCACTTTTCATTGCTATCGAGTGCAAGCTCAGAGTGAACTTTGAGCTTTTGCTACAGGCAAAAGGATGGCTCCCTTACGCGCATTACGTCTATGCCGTGGTCCCTGGCTGGATATCAGTATGGGATGATGAAGCCAAAATTTTCAAGGCTTGTGGCGTCCGTTTGCTTGGCATGACTGAAATCGAATCTGGCCACCCTATGACTCATGGACCTGTGGATTGTTGGGTGCCCATGAACCGCCACGCAAAGGTTGAGGTCTGGAAACCATTCTTGCGCCCAAAGTACCATGCCCATACGGACGGCTGTGCCGGGTGTGCAGGCGCTCCGAAGCTGACCCACTACCGCGGCACCATCATCGACCTCACGGAGATGGTGCGGAACTGGCCGGGCATCAAAGTCAAAACTCTTGTCCAAAAGGTTCCCACACACTGGGCATCTCCGAAAGCCGCAGCGGGCCGAATTATCGAGCTGGCCGCGCAAGGCGTCCTCTCCGAATTCCATCTGGAGCAAGACGATTCCGGGGAATGGTGCGCCTATCCGAACGCAAAGGAGACTCTCCATGCATGACATCCAGATTGTGGCCTTGAAGTGCAAAATCAAGCCGCAGCGTCCGGAGGAATGCGGCTACACGACATGGGAGCGAGTCAAAGAAGCGATGGCAAAGCAGGGAGCACGTCCGCTTGTCGAACGCCTGCGCCCCTGCGTCCCTCGCAATGCCTGGCTTTACTATTCGAGCCGCCAGAAATGCGAAAACTCGCTGTGGGATTTGGCGATAGATGGGGTTCCGGCCTGCGCCGTGGTGCGCCGCATTCTGGGCAACGCTGTGGAACTGTATGTGCCCGACCGACAAGAAACTCTGGAGTATTTCATCACCAAGAAAGAATGGCGGCTGAACCAGACGCCGCAGAAGGAAGAGGCATGACGTTCAATGTCGGTGACAAGGTTCGATGGGTGTCTACGTCCGGTGGCTACGACAAGGAGAAATGCGGCACTGTGGTCCGCGTTGTGGCGGCTTACGGCCATCCCCGCGAAGCCTTTACGGCGGCCCATCAAGAGACCGGGGCGTCTTTCATGGGGGACTTCGGGCTTGCGCGCGACCATGAGTCCTACATCATCCATGTGTCCACGCCCACAGGCCGGGGCAAGGGGCGGCTGTACTGGCTTCGGGTGAAAGGTCTGGAACTCGCCTGAACAAAAAGGAGCCCCCCGGAGGGCCATCCGAGGGGCAGTAAAACAAAGAGGCAAAAGCCTCCAAGAGAGGAATTTATCATGCTCCAAAATCATGGTGAAGTCAATAATATCGGAGCCTACCATGGCTGAATATCGCACGGTAAGAATGTCGTACTGGACAGACCCGTACACTGAAACTCTTGAGAAACCTCAAGAGAAACTTTTGTATATCTATCTGTTCACCTGTCCTTACGCCAATAACTTGGGCATCCTCAATGTTTCCCGAAGAAGAATGGTGTTTGAAACAGGTCTGGATAATGCCGTAATTGAAGAAGTGTTATCGAGGTTTGAGAAGGACAAAAAAATCCTGCGCGATGGGGAAGCTATCTGGATGCGAAACTTCATCAAGAATCAGACTTCCACGTCTTCAAAAATTATTGCTGGCCTCAGAAAACTACTCCCCCGCGTCGAATCCGCTCTGTTTTATAAGGCCATTATCGAACAATACCCATACCTCATGGATAGTGTATCGCGTCCTGCTGATGCCCCTTTACCTTCTGACGATACCATACCAAGGGGTAGCGATAGGGTATCAAGGCATATTGATACCCTATCAAACGGTATGGATACCATAGGCATACCCCTTGAAGTAAAGGAAGAGGAAAGGGAAGAGGAAGTAGAAGATATCTTAAACCAACACCCTTCTAACTCTCAGGCTGATCGCGCGCCCGCGCCCTCTGTGGGTGGGGGGAATGGGGAATATACCGAATCTCCCAATGCGGAAAACGCACCTAGCATCGAATTTCAAGAGCTTCGGCTTTACTACAACGCGCATGGCCGTCAGGAAGCGCCTAAAACGGGATGGCAGGAATATCTCACGCTCCACGCCACACGCCAGTGGCCGGGGCAGTCTGCCATCTACGCAGCCATCGACCGCCTTTCCCAGCATGATGGCGAGTGGCTCGCAGGCAAGGCCCCCGGCCTCGCCAAGTTTTTCCGGGAAGAATGGTGGCGCATGATGCCTCGGCCCGCCGCCCGCGCGTCGCCCCTGGCCCCTCCCGGCCAGACGGTGACGGAGCGCAACGAGGCGACGGCCATGCGGGTACTCGCGGAAATGGAGGCGGACAATGGCAACTGACCTGGAGCGCAAGACGGCGGCCATCGGCGGTATCGCGGAAAATTTCGGCAAAGAATTTTCGGCGGACCTGTTGAAAATCTGGCTCCGTCTGCTGCGACCGTATCCGCCGGAACCGGTGGAGGCGGGAGCCGTGCGGGTGATTGAAACCTACGCCTATAAGACTATGCCCCCGTTCGCGGTGCTGCGTGAGGCCATCGAGGAGGTGATGGGGGCCGGGCCGCAAGCCACGGGACTCAAGGCGGCGGCGGAATGGACCCGCTTGCAGGAAGACGTAGCCCGCTGCGGCTCTTACGCCCCTCCGGAGGATATGCACCCGACAACGGCCCATGTTGTGTGCGTTATGGGCGGTTGGCGGGCCGTGTGCGCGTGGGAAACGCGGTATCTGGACCTCAAGCGCCGTGAATTTGTGGACCTGTGGACTCAGGCAGACGGCAAAGCGGACGTGCTGGTCATGGGGGCCGCAGGGGTCCAGAGGGCCATCGCACAAACCCGTGGCGGATTTGTGCGCGTGGGCATGACCTTGTCCGGCGGGCTGATGGCCCTGGACGAAAGCAAAAAGCAGATAGGAGCGTGAGTATGGCATTGGTATTCGTTGATAGAGAATGCTCGGTCTGCGGCGGGGAGGGCTGCGATCATTGCCATGGGACCGGTATACAGGGCGAGTGCGTGGAAATGCCGGACATCCGCCTGCCTGAACCATCGCGGTGGGCATGGGAGTTGAGAGCGTGGAGGCTGGCCGCCAAGCTGACGTTGATGGAGTTAAGCGTGCTGACCGGCTTGGGAGTGGTTGTGCTGAGTAAACTGGAGAACGGATTACGGGATGCGACGGATGCGGAGAAAAAGGTGTTGGACGCCTGCAGGGAGGAATGGCGATGATTGCGTTTACACTGAATACCATTCCCACGGCCCAGGCCCGCGCCCGGCACGGCGTGGTCAACGGTCACAGCATGACGTACAAGTCCGGCCCCCAGCGAGCGGCCGAGCAGACCCTTGATGCTCTGCTGGCGCCCCATGCACCGACAGCGCCCATGGTGGGGGCCGTGGTGTTGGAGTTCCGGGCCGTATTCCCGCCGCCGAAAAGCGTGAGCAAAAAAGAGCGGGCGGCCATGCTGCGAGGGTGGGTCCATCACACCAAAAAGCCGGACCTCGACAACCTGACCAAGCAGTTGAAAGACGCCATGACACGTCTGAACTTTTGGGGCGACGACCGGCAGGTTGTCCGCACGGCCAGTGAGAAACGGTACGGCGAGGTGGGCCATTGGGAGGTGTGTGTACGCGAAGTGGCGGGAGGCGAAGCGATATGAGCAGAATCACCGGCGCGAAATGCGACGATTGCGGCAAAGTGGCGGGCGGCGAGGGCAACTGGTCCGCTGTATGGCGGGCGCTCAAACACGCGGGCTGGACCGTGGACCGGGGCGCACATAGGTGCCCGTCATGCTCCGAGGCGAGGCAGGCCAGATTTGAGAGGGAGGCGCGACGTGGCCCGGCTGACCGCTGACCAATGGGAGCAGGCCCGGGCCGAGTACGAAGTCCGCGGCGTGAGTCTGGGCGATGTGGCCAAGCGTTTTGACGTGGCCACGTCCAGCGTTTCCAGGCGGGCACGGGCCGAGGGCTGGGTCCAAGGCAAAATGCAAGACCTCGCGGAGCGGAAAGTCGCGGCGGTCAAGGAACTCGCGGCGGTTGAAACGCAAACGCAAGACCTGCCGTTGCGTTTCCGGCACACCTTGCAAAGCGTGGTGCAGGAGCGCCTGCAGGCCGAGGGGATGCTGGCGTCCCTGGACGTGGCTCTGGCAACCAAGGCCATCACGCTCGCCAGCCAGGCCACCAGGGCGGCGGACATCGAGACGCTTTCCCGCGCGCGCAAAAACCTTGCGCCCGCGCAGCAGGCCCCGGCCCAGCAGACCACCGTCACCGTGAATCAGCAGGCCCAGGCCGGGGCGGCCGCCGAGGCAGTTTCAACCCCTCCGGCTCCCCCAACGCCCGAGGGGGCCGTACGCGCCGTGCTGCGCGGCGCCCTGGAGGGAGATGACGCCTGATGCTGTTCGCCAAGGCTACACAGGCCGAGCGCGACGAAATTCGCCGCTCCTGCGAGGCCGACCTGCTCACGTTCACGGCCATCATGTTCCGCGCGCGCATGGCCCAGCCTTTCCTGGTCAACTGGCACCATGAGCGCATTACCGACGCCCTCATGGCCGTGTATCGCGGCGAAATCCACAACTTGCTAGTGACCATGCCGCCAGGAGGCACAAAAACCGAGCTGTGCGTGATCCATTTCATGGCGTGGTGTTTTGCCCGCTCGCCCTACTGCCGCTTTCTGCATCTGTCCGGCTCCGGGGAGTTGGCGGCGCTCAATAGTGCCACCACCAAGGAGATCATTGAGCTTGAGGAGTATCAAGCCCTGTGGCCACGAGTCATCCGCAGGGATACGCGCGCCAAAAACCGCTGGAACATCGACGTGTATGGCCGCACGGCCGGGGGCGTCTACGCCACGTCCACCGGCGGGCAGGTAACCGGGTTCCGGGCCGGGTACATCCGGCCGGGATTCTCCGGCGCGATTCTCATCGATGACCCCCTCAAGGCTGACGATATCTGGAGCAAAGCCAGGCGGGACGCGGCAAATCGCAAGCTCACCGGCACCATCCGCAGCCGCCGGGCCAGCTCCGAGCACACGCCCATTATCCTGATCATGCAGCGCCTGCACGAGGACGACCCGGCCGGTCACGCCCTGGCCGGAGACTTTGCAGCCGGGTTTGAGCACTTGGAAATTCAGGGCGTACAGGACGAGGGGACGCCGGGGGAGCGCAGCTATTGGGAGGACAAGGACAGCCTCGCCTCCATGCGGGACTTGCGGGAGCGTGACCCCTACACGTTTTACGCCCAGGTGCAGCAGCGGCCGACGCCGCCCGGCGGCGCCATGATCAAGACGGACTGGATACAGCATTACGCGAGTCCACCGGACACGTTGCACACTCTGCTCTTTGTCATGGACACCGCGCTCAAGACGGGCGAGCGCAACGACTACTCCGTCTTGTCGCTATGGGGGTTCACCGGGCTGGATGTCTACCTGCTGGACGTGGCGCGCGACAAATGGGAGGCCCCGGACCTGCTGACGGCTGCGGCTGTCTTTCTGGACCGGCATCGGCCACGGCGGCCGTCAACGCTCAAAGTCCGCGGCGTACTGATTGAGGACAAGGCCAGTGGTACGGGCTTGATTCAGAGTTTACGGCGTGATGAGGCGTTGCTGGACATGCCCATCATTGCCGTGCAGCGCAGCACGGACAAGGTGAGTCGCGTCAATGACGTGCTGCCGTTCATCCGGGCCGGTAGGCTGTTTGTGCCCGAGTCCGCCCCGTGGCTTGCGGCCTATCTGGGCGAGTTGGCCGCGTTTTCCCCGGCCATGACCCACAAGCACGATGACCAAGTGGATGTGACAGTGGACGCGCTCAACGAATTTTTGCAGGCAGGGGGCGGCGTGTCCCAGGGCATGGACCTGTCATAGGAGGCGGCATGGCAAGGATTAGACTTTTGAGAGACTTGATTACCGGAGAGCGGTATTTCAAGGAGGCGGCCACAGGCATGGCCTTCCGGCGCACTGTCGGCTCTCTGGTGTGGCCCTGCGGGGAGCGGCCAGGCTGCCTTGTGGTGCTGGGGGAGACGCGCTCCCGCCAGAACGTCTTGGGCGCCCGCAGGCACGATGTGCACAGACTGGAAGAGGTCCGGAGCGACGACGTGTCGGTGTTGGTGTCCCAGATGGCCCGCATGACAGAGGATTGGCTGGTCAGGTACTGGTCCACGCCGATGGCGGACAATCGGGCGTACCTGCTGGACGATGTGAACGACAACCTGCGCAGACTTCGCCGCCCGCTCCTGCAATACGGTGATCCGCAAGGGTGGAAGGGCCGGGGTGAGGGGCTGCTGCCCTTTTACCATGCTCTGGTCCAGCGTCGTACAAAGAGTGAAAAGACCCTGTTCTTGGGTGACGCCTGCACGGGAGCCGATGAAATCGCCAAGTTGCAGGCGGAGGACATGACCAAAAAGCCCACGGACTTCCCAGGCGCGGCAGCCTTGTGTTTCGCGCTCGCGGAAATCGACGTTGACCCATGGCCGGATTGGGGCGAACGCACCAAACTCTACGGGGGGCCTGCCGACGAGCTAGGGGGCTACTGATGGAGCGTGTCAATGGTGTGTCGTATACCCCGAAAATCCTGAAGAGTATGCGGGAAATCTGTGAAGAAATGGGCGTCGGCGCGAAAGTTGTGCGTCGTTGGGCGGCCTGTGGCGCCCCCATTGCCGTGGAGGGGAGCAAGAGAAATGCGCGGTACAGCGCCGAAGCGGTACGCTTACAGCTCTGGCGTGAGTCGCTCGGTAAAGGACAGGCCGGGGAATTGTCCCCCGGCCCCTGAGTTCTGTCAGCCCGCCAAGGCCGCCCGCACGGTGTCCGGCGCTTTTTCAATGACCCGGAGATACGCGCGGACGGCCGGGTCAGGTCTGCGTTTGCCCTGTTCCCAATTTCTGAGGGTATTGATGGAAAATCCGAACTGTGCGGCAAACATGGCTTGTGTGAGGCCCATGACATTTCTGATTGCCCTTACATCAACGTGTTCAGGCGGCCGAACAGGCACAATTTCATGGACCTTGTAGCATGATTTGTCCGCCTTTCCGTCCATATATTCCACCGCTTCACGCAGACCGTCTATAATACGTTTTCCGCTCATAATTCCCTCCCATACTTTTGCAATATCCTGACAAGTTGAGTCATTTCATTGCATTCTGCCTGGGTTAGGTTGATTTTTTCGTTTTTTGCATACAACGCAAGGGCAAATAACGGTATCGTTTCATTGTAATAATAAAAAATAACACGATAACCGCCGCTCTTTCCACCCCCCTCTCGTGCCCAGCGCACTTTGCGTACACCGCCGGTACCCGGCATCACATCTCCACATTCCGGATTTGATGCGAGGTACAGGACAAGCGATGCGCGCTCATCCTCGTTGAGATGGCCTTTGGCGTTCCGGAGGAAGGTCGGCATCTCGACCACGGTCATGGGGGCATCTTGCATGTGCTAAATGTAGCCCATTGGGCTACAAAGTCAAGTCCTGAAAACCCTGTCAACCCCCTCCCGCGATACGCCCTTGATATGCCCTCGATACGCCCGCGTGTGCCCTAGCCGAAATCCCCATGCTACGTTCCCGGCAAAACGGGAGTGTAGCGTTATGCCCGCAAATTTGACCAGGATTCAAAATTTTCTCCGCCGTCCCGGAATCGAAGGGCCGCAGCGCCTGCAAGGGTATATCCCGAGCCACATCCTCGATGGCAATAATGCCGGGCGCAATCTGAATTGCACCGGGCATGACGCCTACGGCACGCATGACCCCATCGGCGTTTCCGGTGTGACCATCGCCACCGGAGTTGACCTGGGGCAGACCGACGCCGCAACGCTCCGCAAAATTGGCGTTGATGCTGCTGTTATCAGCCTGTTTTCTCCCTTTCTGGGCAAAAAGGACAAGGACGCCGTGAAAGTCTTTCACCGCGTCGGCGGTCTTGCCATCTCCCAAGCTGAGGCGGACATGCTGGACGATTGCATACACCGCCACCACTACCAGCTTATCAGCGCCCGCTATGCCCGCGACGCCGGGGCTGGGGCCTTTGCTTCTCTGCCCTGGCAGGCACAGGCCGCCATCTTTTCCGTGTTGTACCAGCGTGGCACGGGCTACGCCTCCAAAATGCCCAAGACGTGGGGTCATCTGGTCCGCAGGGACTGGCAGGCCGCCGCCGAAGAGTTGTGTACCGGGTTTACGCAATATTCCGAGCGGCGTGCTGTCGAAGGCCGGTTGCTCAAGGAGATTGCCTGATGTTCGACCTGCTCAAGTCCTTGTTCGGCATCGGCGGCAAGGCGTTGGACAAGATTTTTCCCGACCGGGCCAAGCTCCAGGAAAAGAACCTGGAAATCAACGCGGAAACGGAGCGGACCAGCGGCGGGCGCATGACCCCGCGCAAGCTCATGATGTACCTGCTATGTGTCCTGGTTGCATGGGAGGCCGTCGCCCGGCCCATACTCATCACCTACTGGCCCGACCTGACCCTGCCGCCCAGCATGGGCAAGGAAATATGGCTGGCCGTTTCCGCGCTGTTCGGCATGGGGTTTTAGCGTGACCGTGGACCGCGAACTTTCCGAGCATGACTTGAACACGGCCGCGAGTATCGCGCGCCTGGAAGCCAAAGTTGACGCCCTCATCATTCGTTTTGACGAGGCCATCACCACTCAGGTCAAGGATCACGGCAAACGTCTCGGCGTTTTGGAGAGGCGCGCGGTCTGGCAGGCGGGATGGATAGCCGGAGCCGGTATTGTCGGATCGGCAATGCCCGCGATTATTTTCAAATTTTTGGGCCTGTGAGAGATGCCATGTCCTACCTTTCCCCCAGCCTTGAAGAGCAGACGGAACAGGAAGCGCGCGCCGGACGGCCGCCTCTGGACACCGGCGCTCTGGCCGTACAGCTCCGCGCCGAGTACGACGAGGCCGAGCGCGCCCGGGGCATGGTCAATCTACGCTGGCTGGAGGACTTGCGGCAGTACCGCGGCATGTACGCGCCGGAGGTGCTCGCACGGCTCAAAAAAACCAAGCGGGCCAAGGTCTACTACCGGATGACCACGGCCAAAATCAACACCATGACCGCGCGCCTTATGGACCTGCTGTTTCCGCAGCGCGTGAAGAATTGGGCGATTGAGCCCACGCCGGACCCCATGTTGCCCGACGATGTTGTCATGCAGGAGATGCAGGACGAAATCAGCGCGGCCGCAGAGCAAATCATGGGGCAGACCATGCAGGGATTGCAGGCACAGAACACGGTTCCGGATATGTGGGCCGCCCAAAACCTCATGGCCGAGGCGTTTCAACAGGCATTTCAACAGGTGGATACCACATCAGCCAGGGTAAGGATTGCTAAGGACAGGGCCACGGCCATGGAGCGGGTGATTGATGACCAGCTCCGCGAATGCAACGCCAACGGCCAGCGGCGGCCTTCGTTGCAGCAGAACTGCCGGTCTGTGGTGAAAAGCGCCTGCCTGTACGGCATGGGCGTGCTCAAGGGGCCGCTCGTGGAGCGCGTGGAAACAAAACGCTTTGCGCCGACCAAGGACGAAAACGGCAACACGGTCTGGAGCGAACAGGTGTTTTCCACGGACCTGCGGCCGTATCACGAGGCCGTCTCTGTCTGGGATATTTTTCCCGATCCCGGCGCTCGTCTGCCCGCAGAACTCCGTTACGTCTGGCAAGTGCACATGATGACGGACAAGGATTTGCTGGAGCTGGCCAACTTTCCAGGATTCAACGGCCAGAACGTCAAGAAGTACATCCAGGAGAACCCGGACGGCGACGCGCAGTTGAGCGCATGGGAAAGCCAGATTCGTGACCTGAATGAAGACAATCTGGGTGGCGGCGCCCTGCTGAAAAACCGTTACCGCGTGTATGAGCGTTGGGGTTTCCTATCTGGCCATGAACTGGCCGCCGCAGGAGCGGACATCAGCGAGGAACAGCAGAGCAATGTCTACTCTTCCAATGTCTGGCTTCTGGGCGACAACATCATCAAGGCGATGGTCAACCCTCTGGAAGGCGTGGACATTCCGTATTTTTTTTATCCGTACCAACAGGACGACACATCTTTCTGGCCCGAGGGCATCGCCTACCAACTGAGGGCTCCGCAGGCTGGCATCAATGCGTCCGTGCGCGCCATGCAGGACAACGCCGGGGCCTCGTCCGGCCCCGTCTACGGCATCAACATGGCCTACCTGGCTCCCGATGAAGACCCGCTTGAGATGCAGGCCAACAGATTTTTCTTGTTCAACAAGTCTGGGGTGAACCTTTCGCAGGCGTTCCAGGCCGTGACGGTGCCCTCGGCCATCGAACACAATCTGGCGCTCGCCAATTTCTGGCAGCAAGGCGCGGACGAAGTGAGCACACCGCGTTTCAACCAGGGTGACGGCAACATTGCCGGAGCCGGAAAAACCGCGTCAGGACTGTCCATGCTCATGGGGGCGGCCAACATTTTGCTCAAGGACCACATCAAGGACTTTGACGACTGCATTGTCGCGCCGTTCATCCGCGCCATGTTCCGATGGAATATGCAGTGGAATCCCCGCGAAGACATCAAGGGAGACTTCGAGGTGGTGGCCTCCGGCAGCCAGAGCATGATTGCCAAAGAGGTCCGCGCCCAGCAGGTTCCAGCTCTCATCAGCTACATGGGCATCCAAGACTTTGCGCCATACATCCGCGCGGCAAAATTGTTGGAAGTGGCTCTCGAACAGACCGACCTGCCAGCGGAGCGCATTCTGCGCAACGAGGAAGAGGCCAAGCAGTACGTAGAGCAGCAGATGCGGGCACAGGCCAAGGCCCAGGCGCAAGCCCAGACCGAAGCCTTGATGGAACAGTTACAGCGCCAGGGCATGACGTCGGAGCAGATACAGCAACAGGTGTTGCTCTTGCTGGCCCAGCTCGCGCAGGCGGCCAGTGGGGGACAGGCGGGAATCCCGGCCGCACAGCCGGAAGGAGTAGCGGTATGAAGACGGATATTCGCGTCCGTAGAGCGGACGCGGCGTGCGCGCTGCAAAAAGCGCACGGTCAAGGGCTGTACACGGACCTGACAGACTTGTTGGAAGCAGAGATAGCCGAGGCCCAGGAAGAACTGGAATCGGCGAGCGGCAACATTGCTATCTGGCGGGCGCAAGGCCGGGCCGCTGGAGCCCGGAACCTGCTTGCCGCCATAACCCCGCGCAACGCGGGATAGGGGGTTTCACATGAGTCAGTTGCAGGATGAGACAGCGGCCCAGGCCCGGCCCGAAACGCAGACCGAGGAACAGGCCGAAACCCAGTTCGACGAAGGATTCGGGCTGGGCGGGGAAGACGAAGGACGGGATACGGGCCCTGCGAAACAGCAGGAACAGCCCGCAGGTGAAAACCTGCGGCCGGAGGAACGGCCGCAGGCTGATACGGCGGAGACGCCTCCCGCCACGCCGCAGGTGGACCCGGCTCCCTCCGGGACGGAGTTTCGCGGTTACGAGCCGGAAACCACTCCTCAGTCCGCGCCTCAACCGACTCCGGCCCCCGCTCCGGTAAAGACGGTGGATGTGCCGGAAGAAATCACGGGCGAGCTGGAAACGCTGAAAACGCTGAACCCCGACGCGGCGGCTCTGGCCCTGGAAGACTCGCCGGAAGGCGCCAGCGTCCGGGCACGGCTCGAACAGTATGGCGCGGAGCTGGCGCAGGACAGGGCGGAGCAGGTTTTGTACCAGCGCCAGCAGGCCCAGGCCCGGCGCGAAGCCGAAACGGCCCGGTTTGAGCAGGCGCGGGAGGCGCACAATGCGGCGTTCAAGGCCATGTTTGCGCGGGACCATCCCGATTACGCCGCCATGCTTGCCGACCCCGGTCGCAAGGCCGAGGCCGCCAAGTATCAGCAGGATGTTTTCGACTGGATAGCCGCCAAGCCGTATGCGGAGGCCGCCCAGCTTATGGAGGTAGCCCGGAACGGGCGCGACCCCGCCCAGGTGTCCGCGCTGCTCACCAGATTTGAGCGCGAGCGGGGAGGCGGGCGCAAACAGCCCGACCCCACCGGCGCGCTTGCTGTTCCCGGACGAGGCGCGCCTGTCGCGCCGACCGGCGTCGGAGACAAGGACGATTTCGATGCCGGGTGGAACGCCAATCAATAACCCGTCCAAAATGAGGTTTTAACCCATGCCCATGACGACCACTGGCGACATCTCGCCCAGAACGGCGGGATATTTTTCAAAGGAACTGCTCAAGCGCGCTCAGCCCTTGCTGATTGTCTCGCGGCTCGGCCAAGCCAAGCCCCTGCCCAAAAACGCGGGTAAGGTGATGAAGTTTCGTGGGTATCTGCATCTTCCCAATCAGCCTAAGCCGCTGACCGAAGGCGTGACCCCCGCCGCTTCCAAGCCCACATTCCGCGATCTTGAGGTGAGCATCGCTCAATACGGCGATTACGTCGAACTGACGGACGTTCTGGCCGACACCCACGAAGACCCGCTCATCCCCGAATTTTCCGACATTCTGGGTGAGCAGTCCGGCATCATGCTGGAGCGGGTGACCATTGGCGTCTTGCAGGCCGGGACCAACGTCCATTTCAGCGGCGAAACCGGCGGCGTCATCGCCACCAGCCGCGCGGGTGTGAACCAGCCGCTGACCCTGGCTTTGCAACGCCGCGTTATGCGGGGGCTCAAGCGCCAGCTTGCCATGCCTCTTACCAGCGTGGTGAACGCCTCGCCGAATTTCGGCACGTCTCCCATCGCGCCCTCGTATCTTGCCGTCTGCCATACCGACTGTGAGGCGGACATCCGGGAAATGCCCGGTTTCGTCCCTGTCGAAAAATACGGCAGCTACAAGCCAATGGACGGTGAAATCGGCAGTGTGGAAGGCGTGCGTTACTGCTGCACGACGGTACTCGACCCGTGGCTGGACGCCGGGGCCGCCCCCGCCGCCGGGAAACCTGTGGAATCCAATGAAGGCGCGTGCGCGGATGTGTATCCGGTGCTCTTTTTCGGGAAAAACGCCTTCGGCAACATTCCTCTTGCGCGCAGCAAAAATGGCGCCTCGCCCATTACCCCCATGGTTCTGAATCCCGGCCAGCCGCGCGGCGGTGACCCGCTGGGGCAGCGTGGGACCATCGGCTGGAAGGCATACCACGCCGCCATCATTTTGTACGATTTCTACATGGCGCGCGCCGAAGTGGCCGTGTCCAAGGTCTAGAGGAGATAACCCATGGCTGATCCCAAGCAAGCGGCGCAGACCGCCAACACGGCCAGCGCGGACGCGCTGAAGGCTGAACTGGAACGGCTCAAAGCCGAAAACGCGGCCGCCAAAGAGGAAGCCGAGGCGGCCAGAACCCTGGTCCGTAAAGCCGAAGCCGAGGCCCGTGCCGCCAAAGAGGAAGCCGAGGCGGCCGAAGCGAAACTTAAGGAGCAGTCGGACGCCCTTGATGCGGAAGTCTCGCGGCAGGAGGAGGCCATCCGGCGCCAGCTCCGTTCACAGCGCAAAGTGCGGATCGTCATCGCCAGCGGCAAAGACCCGCAGGACCGCTGCCCTGTCACCGTGGGCGTGAACGGTCGCGAGTATCTCATTGTGCGCGACAAGCCCGTGGATGTGCCGCAGGGCGTTCTTGACGTGCTCGACCTGGCCGTGGAGCAGGTGCCGGAAGAAGTGGATGAAGGAGGCCAAATCAGAATCGTCTTTCAACCGGCACAACGCTTTTCCTACCGCGTGCTCGGCCATATCGACCCGGCGACGGGCGAACTTGCGCAAGGATAACGATGCGCGCCGCCGAAGTGTTGCGACTGGTGTCCGGGGCCTTGCAGGACTTGGAGCCGGGGCTTGAAAGCCGTTGGCCGTGGGAGGGTGGAGACGACGGGCGCATCGGTCTGCTGGACTTCCTCAATGCCGCCCTGCGGGCCGTCTCCATGCAGCGTCCCGACATTACGGCGGTCACTGAACCCATCCGCCTTGAACCGGGGATGCGGCAATGTCTGCCACGGCGCAGGCCGCACGAGGCCAGCAGGGACGCGACCATGTTGATTGAACTGGTGCGGAATCTGGGGCGGGACGGTGAAACGCCCGGCCCGGCCATCGTGTCGGCATCTCCGGATGTACTGCTGGCCTGGGCCGACCCGGGCCGGGTGGGCGAGATGGTGGAAAACTACGCCTATGACCGCCTGACCAACAAGGCTGTCTACTACGTCTACCCCGGCGTGCCGGAGAACGTGGATGTCTGGGTGGAGGCGACGTACAGCGCGCCACCCACCGTCATTGTCAGTCCGGACCAGGATATGGGCGTACCCGACGACTATGCGCAGGCGCTGGTGCATCACATGCTGGCGTCCGTCCTGTCCGGCGACAACGAGAGCAGCAACGCCGGGAAGGCCGCGTATCACATGCAGATGTACGGCTCGCTGCTCGGCATCAAAACGCAGGTGGACGGCGCGTGGCCCAAGGCCAAAAGCTCCGCAGTTCCCGGAGGCGGCGCATGACGTTCGATACGCGCATGGAGCGCATGGATGGGCTTTTGCCCCGTATCCTGCCGCAGGTGCTGCCCTGCCCCCGTAGCATGGCCTTTGACGCCGTGCAGATGGTGGCGGGCGATTTCTGCAAGGAGACGGGGGCCTGGAGCATGGTACTGGCGGAAAGCGTCTTGGCTGGTGAATGCCGGATTGCCGTGGCCACGCCCCGCGATACCGTGCTGGTTGATGTGTTGGACCTGTATCTCGACGGACGGCGCCTCGACCGCGCGGACTATGTTCCGTCGCCCTATGACATTGTGTTGCGTTTTACGCCGCAGAGCGACGCCGTGGCCACCATTGAGGCGACGGCGCGCCCGGCCAGAACGGCCGCCACGCTTCCGGCGGAAATCATGGAAGCGTGGGGAGATGTCATCGTCCACGGGGCGCTGGCCCGGCTCAAGAGCATGAGCGGCGCCCGGATAGAGTGGACGGACGCCCAGGGCGCGGCCATGCACAACGGCCTTTACAATGAGGGATGCGCCGCCGCCCGGACGCGGATGTTCCGCCGTCGGCATGGTGGCGGAACCCTGTATGCCAATTCGGGGGATTGAGAGGATAGCATGGATATACCCTTGGTCAATGTCACGGCGCGGATAAGCGACCAGCAGGGCCGCCCCGTTCACCGGGCGCAGATTGTGATGCGCCTGACCACCGTGGAACGGTATTGCGGCCTGATTGTGCCGCGTGAAGCGCGCGCCGAAACGGACCCCCAGGGCCTCGCCGTGCTCAAGGTGTGGCCCAACGAGCTGGGTACGGAATCCAGCGAGTACATGGTGACGGTGACCTTCCCCGAAGCCTGCCAGGTTAGCGGCGGGAAACACCCGAGCCACCTGCCGCCCCTGCACAGTCTGCGCTACCACGCCACTGTGCCCAATGCCGACTGCAACTTGCACGATATTGCCGAGTTGCCGCCTTACGAGCAGCGGGGATCGGGACAGGTCATCACGTCCGAGGTGGCCGCCTACGCGGCGGAGGCCGGGAGGCACGCGGCGGCGGCCGAGAGCACCAAAGAGGCTGTCGCGGCCATGGAAACCGGTCTGAACGGCATAGCGGACCAAGCCGACGCAGCCAAGGGAGCGGCCCAAGAAGCCGCCCGGCAGGCCCAGGGACACGAGCGGCGCGCGCAGGAGATGGTGGACGGCGTTGCCGACACCATCAGCACCTTCGAGCTCACAGTTGTGGATCGGACGGAGCGGACGGCGGCCAGGCTGATGGCGGACGCCACCACCTGTATCACGCAATACAAGGCCGACGCCCTGCAGGCCGTTGAACTCCGTTCCGGGGATGTCCTGAACGAGATTTCCAAGGCCGCGTCCGACGCCCGGACCAATGCGGTGAATACCGTAGCCGAGGCGCGGGAACATGCTGTTGAGGAAATCGACGACGCGCGAAGCAGCGGCCTCGCCGCCTTGCGCGAGGAAGCGGCGCTTTTTGGAGAGGACTTTGAAAACCTGACCGAACGGGCTCTGACGGCCGCGAAGCGGGCGGGCTGCTCGTCGGCCTCCGCCCAGGACTCCGCCACCAGGGCGTGCGGGTGCGCCACGCGCGCGGAACAGGCATCACAGGGCATGGAGCGGTATCGGGATGACGCCTTGGCCGCCGCCCAGCGCGCTGAAAGCGCGGGGGATTGCGCCAGGGCCGACGCCCAGCGGGCAGAGTCTGCGGCTGATTCCGTGGGCAAAAATGCCACCATCGCCAAAGACTCGGCAGAAGCGGCCGGGAAGTATTCGGCAGCGGCCGGGGCCAGCGCTAAGGGCGCCGATGAAAGCGCCAAGATGGCGCTGGATGCCAAACAAGCCGTGGCGGAGCACAGGACGCATGTGGACGAGGTGACGGCCGACCTTGACGCAGCCATTACCGGAGCCGCCGCCGGTATCGTGACCGACCGGATTGTATCCGACGCGGTGGACGCCGCCACGGCCGAGGCCACAACTGCGGCCGGGCGAGCGGAACAGTCCTCCACGGCGGCGGGTGTTTCCGCCGCCGCAGCGCAGGCGGAAGCCGAACGCGCCACAACCGCAGCGAGCCAGGCCGATGGCGCGGCCCTGCGGGCGGCCGAATTTGCCGGGAAGCTGGAACATGAGTTCAACGCGGAAACGAGCGTGGCGCGCATGGCCACGGAACTCGTGACCCTCTCCGACAGATTCACCAAATCCGTCTTGGCCGGGCTGCAAAACGAGCTGACCACGGCGCAGACGCAAGGGCAATTCGCACAACTTTCCGACCGCGTGACCTGCATAGAAATGCGGGCTGCGGGAGGGAACTGACCGGACAGACGGTGCCGCCGGAACTTCCCCCGGTTCCGGCGGCACGCGCCGCGCCGCTCGCCGGGTGGGTCCGGCCAGTCGGGCGGGGCTTTTGGCTCCGCCCGGAAACCACAACAAATACGCACAGGAGCGCATCCCATGAGCGATACCACTACGACTCCCACCGAGACTCCCAGCGGGAGTACCCCCGATGCTGGCGCGAACACGGCCGATGTGCTGAACGAAGTCAGCAAAACCTTGACCGCCTTGCAGGATGCCCAGCAGACGTTGATTGAGGGCAGAGAGAAGGTTATCGCCCATCTTTCCGACCCCGACGCCCACGGAGCGGAAACGAGGGCCAACATCACCAAGGCCGTGCCCAAGCCATTGTGGAACGGCACGAGTCTGGTCTTTGCCAGCACGGACGGTTCGATTGCCACCGAGCCCGTAAACCTGAAGGGCGAACGGGGCGCGCCCGGCGAGAAAGGCGACCCCGGCGAGAAAGGCGAGCCCGGTATTCCCGGCGCGGCCGGTCCCATGCCGGACCACCAGTGGGACGGCACCTCCCTCAAAGTTCAGAAGCCTGACGGCTCCTGGCCGGAGGCAGGTGTCGACTTGAAGGGCGCCAAGGGCGACAAGGGCGACCCTGGACAGGACGGGGCTCCCGGAGCACCCGGCCCGGCGGGCGGTCCCCAGGGCGAGAAAGGCGATCCCGGTCCCGCTCCCGAACACCAGTGGGACGGGACGGCCTTGAAATTCCAGAACGCGGACGGTTCCTGGCCGGAACGCGGCGTGGACCTCAAAGGCGAAAAAGGGGACAAGGGCGACCCCGGGGAACCGGGAACGCCCGGGCGTGACGGTGTGGACGGTGTGACGCAGGAAGCCGTGAACACGGCCGTTGCCGGGCATGAAGCAAAAGCCAACGCACATGGCATCGACAAGCCTGAAAGTCCGTTCCGGGCTGCGGTTGTGTCCATCGCCCAGGCCGAAGGCCAGAAAGCGGCATCCGACGCCGTGGCGGACATTATTGTCGGCAGCACCGATCCCGTGTTCGGCATTGCCCGGCTCAAGACCGGCGGCGGCGCCGGGCTGTGGTTCCACTGCGACAAGGACGGGGAACCGCTCAGTCTCAAGACCTCCTATTTCGACCGTCACCCGGTATACGGCGGCATTGAGCGCGTGTTGGTGGACGGGCAGGTCATGAACCGCGTGCCCAAGTTCTACGTCAAGCACGACACGCCCGCCTCAGGCAGCCTTGCGGGCAGCAAGATCACCTACATCTCGCCCACGCGCCTGGACGGCTATCATGTGCATCCGGCCTTCATGAACAACGGGCAGGAAATCCCCTATTACCTGCTCGGCTGCTACAAGGCCAGCTTGGACAGCACCAACACCAAATGCCAGTCCGTACACGGCGTGTACCCGGCGGTGAGCAAGGACTTTTCCACGTTCAAGGGCCTGTGCGCCGCGCGCAACGTGGACGGTGTGAGCGGCTTCATGATGCAGGACATCTACCAGACGGACGCCGTGAAATTGCTCATGCTGGCCGAGTTCGCCACACCGGACATGCAGGCCATGCTGGGCATGGGGCATGTGGCCGGGAGCGGCGCCGTCACGGTGGACAGCGCGGCCAACCATACGCCCTGGCGCGGTTTTCACGGCCTTTACGGCAATGTCTGGGAGATGGTGGACGGGGTACGGGCCGATACCAACCGGCGCCTTGAAATTTACCGCAATGACGGCACGCGCGCCTATGTTTCCACCAACCTCGCCATGACCATTTACAACAGCAGTCAGGGCTACACGGGCTGGATTACGGAAATGTTCAGCGATGTGGCGGACGGCTACGACATGGGCGATGTCTTCATCCCGAAAAGCGGCGACCCCACGGAAACCAACGGCACCTATGCCGACAATCACTACGGGGCCAGCCCGAACGGCGTTTGTTACTCCGGCGGCTATTGGGGCGACGGCTCCACTGCGGGCGTGTTCCTCGTCGACTTCGGCAGTACGGCGTCGAACCTGAGCGCGAACATCGGTTGCCGCCTCGCAAAGGTGTAGCCTGGGTACTGAACCCTGGCTCCTGTTCGGGCCGCCGGTAGGCGGCCCCCGCCGCGCAGCGGCGACGGAGCGGCCAGCGAAGCTGGCCCGCGACTTTCCATCCTGCCGCCGCAGGCGGCTCTTTTCAAAAAGGATTTTTCATCATGAAAATCATTTTTTCCCACAACGGCGCGAGTTTTGAGACGGATTACCCCGGCACCGGGGCCGGACACGCCAAGCTGTACCGGGTGCCCGTCGAATACAGCGAGGACGGCTACTACATCGGCGTCTGGCAGGACACGGAAATCGAGCCGGAGCCAGGCTGCGCGGTGGGCGAGGCCCGGCTGCTCTGCCACGCCCGGCTTGAAAACAACGGCGCGGACGGGGGCGGTTTACTCCTGAAGACCCTGGAAACCTACGATGGAGCGGAATGCCATGCCTAAGACCGAGAACGGCGTACACAGCAAGACCATGCTGGCCGGGCTTGCCAATGCCAAAGCCCTCAAACTGGCGGAAATCAATGACAAGTGTGAAGCGGCCCTACAAGGGTTGACGGCGACGTATCCGGATACGGAACGCCTGACCTTCGACCAGCAGAAGCAGGAAGCCGAGGCCCGTCAGGCCGACGCTACGGCGGCCTGCCCTTTGCTGACGCCGCTGGCCGAGGCGCGTGGCATTGCCCTGGACGATCTGTGCGGGCGCGTACTGGCCAAAGCCACCGCCTTTTCGGCGGCCTCCGGCGCGCTCATCGGACAGCGGCAGCGCATGGAGGACGCCCTGGACGCCTGCACGAGTGTTGAGGGGGCGCAGGCGCTGTCCGTCAGCTACAGCTTGCCCGGTGGTGCGGCATGAAATGGGACCGGCGTCTTGCTCAGCGTTGGGCGGCGTTCCGGCACAACGGCAAACAGTTTCTGATTGCCGTTGACCAGAGCTTGAATGCGCTCATCGGCTTCACCCTGGCAATTCTGAGTCTGCTGTACCTGCTGCCGCGCCCGGCTGGGTTCTGGTGGGCGGACGAGAGCATCAGTGCTCATTGCTGGCGTTGGGAACTGGCAGGCATCCGGCGCTGGCCGCGACTACTGGTGGATGCGCTGGCCCGCTGCTGGGGCGATACCGGCCATTGCCGCGCCAGCTACGAGAGCGAACGTGCGGGGCGTCAACTTCCCCCGGAAGAGCGTTGCTGTTCATCGTAACATCTTTGTTTTGCGGCCCGTAAGACCGCAACTGCCCCCATGCGGGGTTACAGGGAGAGCCATGGCCTTTGAAAGTTTGGCGATGTTGGAAAAGCTGGAAGAGGTAAGCGCCTATTCGCGAATCGCGCTGCGGCAGTTCCCGAAGTACGAAAAGTTTCTTCTGGCTGCGGAAATCAGGGCCGCGCTTACGGAAATCAAGCGGCTGCTGATACGGGCGGCCAAACGGTACTACAAGAAAACCACACTTGAAGACCTGGACATCGAAATAGAACTGCTGCGTTCCCTGGTGCGTGAAGCCGTAAAACTGCAATACATCGACATGAAGCGGTATGAGGTGTGGTCCGCGAAGATAGGGGAAATCGGAAAAATGCTCGGTGCATGGTTGAAGAACGTGCGGGCCGCTCAAGGGAGCGCCGAAACATCCGAGTCATCCGCGCGCGCCAATCCCCAGCCGAAAGGCAGGAGATAAGCAATATAGGGTAACAGCCTGTACTCCGGCGGCAATTGGGGCAACGGCTCCACTGCGGGCGTGTTCCTCGTCAACTTCAACAATACGGCGTCGAACCTGAACGCGAACATCGGTTGCCGCCTCGCAAACAGGGCCTCAGCCAGAAGGCGGTATGCCCACGGGCATCCATCCAGTGCTTTATTTGGGGCTGTTATCCCTCTCGGCCAACAGCGCCGGGAAAACAACAAAACGGGGACCGGCGGCCGGTAGGCGACGAACGCGGCCGGTCCCGCCCACAACACGGGAGGCGATATGGCCAAGACGCTGAAGAATATATGGCAGCGGATCACCAGCTTTGAAAACCTTGTGGCGGCATGGGAAGAGGCGAAGCGCGGAAAGAGGTATCACATGCCAGTCCTGAAATTCGGCGGCAGCGTCGAGGAAAACCTCTTCGGGATTCAAGGGGAACTCCTGCATAGGACATGGAAGCCCGGACCCTGGCGCGAATTTTTTGTCAACGAGCCGAAGATGCGGCTTATTCAGGCCCCGCCTTTTGCGGACAGGGTAGTTCATCACGCGCTGGTCCGGGTGATCAATCCCGCGTTTGAAGAGCGGTTCATCCACGACAGCTATGCCTGCCGCAAAGGCCGGGGGACTCTGGCCGCCGGGAAGCGGCTGACACATTTTTTGCGCTGTGCGGCCATGAGCGCGACTGGAAAACGGCGGAGCGTCTATGTCCTGAAAGCCGACATCAGCAAATATTTTCCAAACATCAACCACGACATTCTCATGTCCGTTCTGGCCCGCACCGTGGGCGACGAGGGCGCGCTGTGGCTCATGGAACGGATTGTGCGCGAGAACGGTTTTGAGGACTGCGGCCTGCCCATCGGCGCCCTGACCTCTCAACTGTTCGCCAACGCCTATCTGGACGTGCTCGACCACTACATCAAGGACGAGTTGGGCGTGCGCTGGTATGTCCGATACATGGATGATTTTGTCATCGTGAGCACCGACAAGCGGCAGTTGCAGGAGTTGCGGACCAAGATCGAGGTTGTGTTGTGGGAACGGCTGCGGCTGCGGCTGAACCCGAAGACGGCGATTTTTCCGGCCTCGCACGGAACGGACTTTGCCGGATACCGGCACTGGACCACGTTCCGCCTGCCCCGGAAGCGGAACATCCGGCGCGCCCGGCGTAAGTTTCGCCTGCTGCGGCGGCTCTATGCCGAGGGCAAGGTTGACGTTCCTTTTGTCCGGGCGCGCGTCATGTCCTTCCTGGGCTACACGCGGCACTGCAAGGCGCGCAGGACGGTTGATAGCGCGCTTTCCGAATTGGTTTTGAAAAAAGAGTGAGGCTCCTTATGCGCTTCTATGGCCTGCATTTTGTGGGCAGCGACAAAATACCGGTTCAGGTGCGTGTCAATACGAAAAAAACGGAAATATGGGCGCGCTCCGCCCCGAACGGAGAGTGGACGCCCTGGCGTCGGCTGGACGTGACCCGCAACGCCGATGGGACGCTGGCCGAGGAAGTGGCCGAAGCCACCCACGCCAAGCGGGCCGATACGGCGCTCCGGCTCACCTATCCCATGAAGCTGTCCCTTACGGGCGATGTGAGCGGGGAAGTGAGTTTTGACGGCTCAGAGAACGTGACCTGCGTCGTGAGTATCCCCGGTCTGGGAGACATCCGAAACCGACTCGACAAACTGGAAAAGCCCACCACGGACCCTTACGACAGGGAGAATTATTGATGGCCTCCATCACCATTCCCACCTTCGGCGGCGAAGTGCCGCGCACCGCGCCCCGTCTGCTGGAAGCCACGCAGGCGAGCATGGCCGTCAACTGCCAGTTGCAGCGCGGCAGTCTGGAACCTTTGGCCGGGCCGAAGAAGGTTGCAGATCTGGAGCGGGCCTCGCAAACGATTTTCAAGCACGCCACGGACGGCTGGCTTTCCTGGCCCGGCGCGGTGGACGTGGTGAAATCTTCCGTTACGGACATCGCGGGCGAGACGCCTCTGGGGCATCTGTTCATTACCGGCGACCGGCCTTACCCCACGCAGTATCTGGCCGGGGGCGGCATCCACCGCCTGGGCGTGCCCCGGCCAGACGCGGCGCCGCTTGTGGCCGTGGCCAAGGGGGCGGTGGAAAAAACCGTGGCCTGTTACGCATGGGGCGCGGACTCGGACGCGCAGATACCGCCCCGCTACGGCTACGAGGATACTCTTGCCGCCATCCAGGAAGACAATGTGAGCGTGGCGGCGTTTGCCGAATCCGCCTCGGAAGAGCCGGAAACCTCGCCCACGGACAGCGGCGTCAGCCGGTCCTCGGCCTACTGCTATACGCTGGTCCAGTCGCTTGCCGATGGGATATTCAAACAGGAGTCGGCCCCCTCTCCCGCGTCGGACGTGGTGGACGTGCTGGACGGTGACGGCGTGACCCTGAGCGGTTTTGATATTCCGGACCTGGAAGGGCTGACGGTCACCCATATCCGCCTGTATCGCACGGCGTCCGGCACCAAAAGCAGCGAGTTTCACTTCCTAGCCGAGCTGGAAGTTCCGGTTGAAGAATACGTGGACACGGTCCACGACGCCGACCTTTCCTCGGACGTGCTGCAAACGGCCGCCTGGGATTGTATTCCCGACGACGCGGCCGGGCTGATCCATACCGACAACGGGCTTTATGCCTGCTTCCGGGGCAATGAATTGCTGGTGAGTGAGCCGTTCATCGCCTACGCCTTTCCCACGGCCTACCGGCTGACAACCGAGGATTCCATAGTGGCCCTGGGCTATGTGGACGGCACCATCATCGTGCTGACCACGGGGCGGCCCTACCTCGCCGCGGGTTCGGAGCCGGAAAGTCTGCAAATCACCCACCTGCCCATCGAGCAGGCGTGCGTTTCCGCCCGCTCCGTGGGCAGCCTGCCGGGCGGTGTGATCTATGCCTCGCCCGACGGGCTCATGCTGTTCACGTCCGGCAATCAGACCCTGCTCACCGGCCAGACCTTCACGCGGGAGCAATGGCAGGCTCTGCAACCCGACACCCTCATGGGCACGGTACATGACGGCCGCTACATGGCGTTCTTCGCCGGCAGCAATCAGGGGCTGCTGTTCAGCCTCGGCGCGAAAGACGTGGTGCGCGTGCAACTGCCGGAAGAATGGGCGGTGCGGAGCGTCTACCATCATTCCGAGGACGATTGCGTATACCTCTCCATCGACACGCCCGAGGGGAGCGCCGTCTACCAGTGGGAGGCGGGCGGGCCCCTGCCGTATCAATGGCGTTCCAAGCCGTTTTTTACCTCCGCACTTACCTGCCCGGCGGCCGTGCGCGTGGAAGGTGATCAGACCTGTAAAAACGCCGTAAGCGTCTCGCTGTACGGCCCGGACGGACAGTGGCCGCGAGCGCGGTTGCGTCTGACGGACAGCCGGGCAAAACGCCTGCCCACGGGCAAGGCGGAAAAGCTGTGGAGCCTGGAGTTGCGCGGCACGGCCACAGTGTATGAGGCGCGCCTGGGCGGCAGCGTCGAGGGGGTTGAATATGGGCAATGAACGGGGACTCCCCTCAATCCCCAGGGGATTAGGGCGCGAACTCACCACCTACCTGCAGTCCCTGCACGGTATTTTGCTCGGTCTGTCCGGCCTGTCGCGCGGTTCGGATCGGGCGCTGCGCGTTTCGGACGGTTCCGTCCGCACCGGCACGGTCACGGCCAGCATCGGACAGGCGGCGGTCCTGAACCGGCATTTGGCGGATAAGGCCGTCACTTCCTCCAAGCTGGCGGACGGGTGTGTCACGGCTGGCAAGCTGGCGCCGAGCGCGGTGACGGACAAGTCCATTCAGGCGGGAGCCGTCACCGAAGCGGCGCTCGCGACCGGAGCCGTTACCGTCACCAAACTGGCGGCCGGGGTGCTACCCGTATTGGTTTCCGGAACAGCCAGGGACGGGGAAACCGTCTCCCTGCCCGGCGTTTGGGCCGCCGCCCCTCTCGTCGCAATGACGGCCTTTTTACCTCCGATTCAGGAAGAGGAACAGGCGGAGAGCCCGGCTCGCGTCGGCGTGGCCGACCTCCGTGAAGTTGCGGAGGAAGGGGGCGAAGGAACGGGACAATGGGAATTTGACGCGGCCGGAGACTTTGAGTGGGCAGCGATAGGATATGCGCGATGAAACACGCCATCCTCTACCTCGACGCGCAACAGCCCGGCACACCGGGCCTGCTCGAACATGTTTTCGACAAAATGACCACCGAGGGCCTGCTGTCGCGCGTTTTCTATGACGGGACCGTTGGGACCAGAGAAGAATTTCTCGCTGACGTGCTGCGGCCCGGCTCCCTGCCCTTTGTGATTATGGCCGGAGAAGAAGTGGCCTGCTTTACCTGGCTGAACAGCATCGAGGGCCGGGCCGCGCGCGGGCATTTCACCTTTTTCCGCAAATTTTGGGGGCGCAGGAACAGCGTGCCCATAGGGCGCCGCTACTTCCGGTACGCGCTTTCCATGCGGGACGCCGACGGCTACCTGTTTGATTGCATTGTCGGGATTACTCCGCAGAGCAATCCTCTCTCGTGGAAATTCGCGCTCGAATGTGGGTGCGGCATGGTGGGCACGATTCCCGCCTTTCTCTACATGGCGGACACAAGGACATCGGTGGCCGCCGTGGCGGTGGCGGCGACACGGGAAGGCATGGGTGTGAAGGACGGAGAAGTCATGGAGGCCGTATGGGACGCATGATTTATACCCGCGTTGTAATCGATATGGGAACGGGTGCGGTGCTCGAGCAGGAAGGCTTTGAGTGGACCGGGCCGGTTGCCGAGTGCAAGGGCGGCGGAGGAGGCAGCACGGTCAACAGCGTGGACTACGCCTATAATGCCCGCATGGCGACGCTCTCGGAAGAGCAACAGGCATGGGCGCGCGAATACTTCGGCATGTGGCAGCAATACTACAAGCCTTATGAAATTGCGCAGGCCCAGGCCAATCTAGAACTGCTGCCTCTGGAAACCAATTTGTACAAGAACCAGTTGACGGCGGCCACACAACTGTTGCCGCAGCAGACCGAGGCCGCCCAAAAGTTTTTGACCGCCTCGACGCAGGGCGTGGACGTGAATGAGCGCATGGCCTTGGCCACGGCGGATACGGCTAACACCTGGAAGGACGTGAACGCGACCACTGCGCGGGCTGCCGCCCGCATGGGCGTCAACCCCAACTCCGGCCGCTTCCAGGGAATTCAGGCCACTCTCGACACGCAGAAGGCCGCGCAGCTTGCGGGAGCGCGCACGCAGGCCCGCGTGGGAGCCGAGCAGGAAAATTATGACCGGCTGACCAAGGCGGCCGGATTCAACGCGACAGGCGGCATTTTGCAGGGCCTGGGCTTCATGAACGGATAGGAGGAGCACCATGCCTTTATACAGGACACAGAGCCCATACACCGCCGCAGTTTCGGCCATGGGCAACGCCGCCGGGACCGCGGCGAGCATGACCAAAAAGACCGAAACGAAATATCACGAACCTGAAAAAACGCTGGGCGGTGGGCTTGCCTCCGGCATAGGCGGCGCATGGGCCGGAATGCAGGCTGCTGAATACATGGAACCCGGAACTTCGAAGGCTCTTTATCACGCCTTGGGCGATATGTTTTCCGCCCCTACCAATGCGGCGGCCACCGGGGCCGCCCAGGCCATGACTACCGGCGCGGAGGCCGCAAAAGCCGGGATCGCACAAGGCATCGGCGGCAGCATGGGGGCGGAAGGAGTTGGAGCCGCGACGGCGGCCGCAACTCCGGCGGCCACGGCCTTGCAGTCGGCTCCTCTTGTGGCTGGGGCGGCGCAAAACATGGCTACGGGCGGAGCCGCCGCTACCGGGGCCGCCATGTCGGGCACCTCGGCGGCTGGTATGGCGGGAACTGCGGCCGGAGCAGCGGGGATGGCCGGTGCTGGCGCGGCGGGTACCGCAGCGGGAACCACGGCCGCCGCCACTGGCGCGGCAACCACGGCGGCGACAACCGGAGCCGTGACTGCTGGCGCGGCCTCAGCCGGAGGTGCAGCCGCCGGGACCACTACGGGAGCCACGGCGGGCTCCGCCGCCGGTCCTGTCGGAGCGGGTGTGGGCGCGCTGGTCGGCCTGGCCGCCGGGCTTTTGTCCTATTATCTCTGAGGTGTTCCATGACGCGAGGATATTATAACGGCGGCGGCAATGATGGCGTTGAAATCGCCATGAACCTGATTAACGGCGTAAACAGCATGGGCACGGCCATGCAGAACGCCCAGCGCGCCGAGGCCGGGCGGCTGGAACTCGAAGATGAAAAAGGAGTGCGCGCGGCCTATGAACATTTCGCGCAAGCAGCGGGTCAGAATGGCAATATCGCCGCTTTGGACAATGACCCTGTTCTCAATTCCCGCCACGGCGTCATGGCCATGGGCCGTTACATGGCTGACAGGGCCAATACCCAGCAATCCCGCGCTGCCATGCTGAAAAGCATGGAACAGGCGGATGACGCGCTTTATCAGAACCATTTTCGGCCGCTGGCATTTGCCGCCCAGGAAGCGTTCAAAAAGGGCGACATGCGGACATTCGGACAACTCGCGGGCCAGCTCTCGGAAATTTCACCCTTTCCCTACAAATATCAGATGGGGCAGGACGGCAATTTCACGGAACTGTTCAGGTCCACGGGGGACGGCGGTTTTGTCGATACCGGCCAGCGCATGACTCCGCAGCAGGTTATGGAAGCCATCACCGGCATCATGTCCGGGGAACAGAATATTCTTTCCGGCATGGATATGCATGCCAGAGCGGTGAACCCGAATTTTCTCGCGGCGGCGGCCCGGTACAAGATGGGCACCATCATGGGCAACGCCCAGGCCATGGCCGACCCCAGGCAGTGGATTCCCATGCAGAAAGACGGACACATCGTCTATGCCATCCCCCAGAACCGGCACGATGACTACTCGGCAGCCCCATCCTACCGCGTTCTTGATGAGCGCGGCGGTCGCTCGTACATGGCGGGCAGTATGCAGGACTTACTCGACCAAGGCTACACCCGGGCCGATGTGAAGGCCAAAACGGACAAGCTGATGGGACGCGGCGGTGCGGCCAAGGTTGGCCCCGGAGCCGGGGGCGCACACATTGCCATGCTGAACGCCGGGTACGTCTGGGACAAAAACCAGAAGTGGTATTTCAAGGCCGGAGCCGATGCGGACGGGAAACCGCAGGCCGACTACAGCCAGCCCGCCGACATGAAGTTGTACCAAGCAATGGCGGGGCGCCATGGCGGCGTTGCCCAGGGCATTGGCGGGACCGGTATGACGTCTGGAGCAAGAAGGGGTGACCCGGTGGGCATTCTCGGCCAAGGGGGGCAGGCTGCTTCGCATGGAGCACAACGCCCCGCTCCGCCCAACATTCCCCGCCGGGAAGAGACCCCTTCCAAAAGCTCCAACGCCGGTCAGCTCATCATGTACTCGAAAAACGGCGCCTCGCAATGGGCCATCATTGGGGAGGACGGCAGGCCACAGGACATCACACCTGATGAGGCCAAGGCATATTCCCGCCAGCAAGCCGGGCCGGAGCCAACCCCCCGCAGACGGGCCGCCCGGGTGACCATTCATGACGTGTGGGAGGAACTCTCGCCGGAAGAACGGGAAGGATGGCAGAAAACTGGCAAGCTGCCCGGCCGCTACAATCAGGTCCGCTAAGAGGGTATATCCATGCTGAAGCTCCAGGATTTTCGTGCTGTCTATCCCGAGTACAACAACCTGACCGACTATGAACTGTCCACGGCTTTGCACCGCACACATTATGCGGATATGCCCTATGAACAGTTCGCCCAGGGCTTCGGCGGCCCCTTGCAGGAGGACAAGGCCGAAACTGCGGCCCGAGACTACAACGCCGCAAATCCTGAACACCCCATTACCGCCCAGGACATCCGCGACAAGGACAGAAGCGGGATTTGGGGAGGGATTCGGTTGCTGGGCGAGGGCATCTACGATGCCGTCACCGACCAGTTCCCCGAAGACATGGCCCGCGCATGGCGTGGTGGCGACATTGACCCGGCCAATCCTGGTGCGGCGGACAGCATCATTCGTCAGCAGACCAAGGACAGCGCTGCGCGCATTCCATCCATTCAGGAAGTCGAAGGCGACACGCTCGCCAACTCGCTGTACCAGGGACCGAAATCCGTAGCCACCAGTATGGCCACGGGGATTGTAGGCAGTGCCCTCGGCGGCGCCGCTGGGGCGGCTGCCGGGTCTGTAGCGCCCGGCGTAGGCACGGCGGCGGGCGGCCTTGTGGGTTCCCTGTTCGGCGGCGCCACCATGAGCGGCGCGGCTTTCTATCGTATGGCCAAAGACCAGTTTGTGGATGAGGTGCAGCAGGCCATGCAGGCCAGCATGGGTCGCACCATGACCAGCGAGGAAGCCGCTGAACTGAACAAGGCCATTGACGCCGACGCCACGGAGTACGGGCTTTGGGAGGCCGGGCCCGAAGCCATAAGCCAGTTTTTTACCTTGGGCCTGATCAAGGGCGCGGGCGGCATGGCGCTGAAAAAGTTCGGCATGGGAGCCATGGCCGAGGCCATCGGCAAGCGCGCCCTGACCCGCATCCCCGCGAAAATGGGGGCGGAGCTGGGGGAAGAAGAAACCACCGAAGGCATTACCTACTTCGGCCAGGAGGGTATCCGGCAGCGGTACGGTTTGCGCCCCGATGCGCCGACCTTGGGCGAGTTTGCCAGGGAACAGGCCGGGCCTGTGGCCGTGGGGTCTTTGTTGCAGCTTGGCGGTATGCGGGCCGCCGAGGCTGTCGGCCGCCGAATGCGCCGCCGCGCGGACGATGTGAACGCCAACGCCGGGCAGGATGACGACGCCACGCCTCCACCGCCAGAGGCGCAATCGCTTTCCGAACACGATATTACCCCCGCCGCTCCTTACGTCTTTGAGCAGTCGCCGGAAAATATGCCGGTGCCTGTTTCTCCCGGCGAGTTTATAAGCGAAGCGGACGCGGCCGACATTGATGCCTTTGTCCGGGACTATGAGGCCCGCGAGCAGGCGCAGGCCGACGCGTCGCTGCTCAGTGAATACGGCAGGCCGGAAACACAGAGGTTCACGCCCCTGCAACTTGCCCTTGAAGAAGGGAATCCGATTGACCTGTTGGCTCTGCCTCCGAATGCGACGGGCGTGGCCCAGGGAATAGGTGGGTTTGCCCTTCCGCCAGGAACCGGGGCTCTTCCCATGGGGACGCGGGCGACGGGGCAAGGGCCGATAGCGCCGCCCACGGACTTTGCGGGCCCGCCCATGGCCACGCCGTTTACGCCGCGTCCGGCTCTTCCACAGCAGGCCGGGCCGTCCGCCGGTCAGGGACGCTGGGCCGGGGGGCGCTCGCAACTCGCATACGGCGGGGGCATGATGCAGGGCTTGGGTTTCATGGGCGGACAGGATGGAGCTCAAACCGCTCCGGCCCGGGCCATGCCCACGGCGAGCCAAATCACCAACACGCAGACCGCGCCGCGCGCCGACACCACGGCGCAGGCGGAAGCCTTGGGGATGCCCGCGCCGACTCCTTTAGCGCCGGGGATTGATGTCGCAGAGAGGCCAGCGGTGCAGACTCCGACCACGCAAAATACTGCCATGGATCCGCAGTCACCCATGCGCGGCGCGGCTGTTCCGCCGGTGACTCCCCCAGGGTATAATTACTATCTGCCGTCCTTCGTGACCGCGCAATACGGACGCCCCAAGGTGAAAACCGAGGGAGCGTCTACCTCCCCGGTTCCTCAGGCCAAGCAAGACGCGGCCGCGCCGCGCGAAAATCGCGCCGACTTGTTGCGTCAGCTACCCCCGGAAAGCCGCAAGGAGGCCCGGCGTCTGACCAATGCACAGCTTCAGGATCGGGTGCTGGCAGAGAAAAATCCGGTGAAGTTTGACGGGAACACCATCGACTACACGGTCGAGGATTACCCCATGCCTACCGCACCGGGCGGCACGGTGTTCACCTGCGCCAGCGGGCGGAGGCTGGCGCCGTTCCCGCAGGTGGATTATTCGACGCCCCGCAAGCACAAGTCCAGCAATGCCAAGGTTGCGGCCTGGCTGCTGGATGAGGCCCGCAAGGAGGCCGCCCCGAACGAATGGCGGTCACTCCTGCTGCGCGGCAGGAGGGCCGACAATCTCAGCCCGGCGGACGTGCGGGACTTGGTGGACATCCTGTCCAACGGCGTGGAAAAAGACGCGGAACCGCCGTTTTTCAAGTCTTTTCCGGCGGAGGCCGAACATACGAGCGCCGCGAAGGAAGAGGCAGGTAAAGAGGACGGGAAGGAAGCCGCAGCGGCCGCGCCGCAGGCGGAGCGAAAAAAGGAACGGGAAATTTTCGAGCCGGAAAATGGCGCTTCCGAAGCGGAAAGCGGCGTGGTAAAATCGGATACAGCAAAAGGAGATGAGCGCCATGTCCGAAACATTCACGATGAGAAACCCTCAAAACAGCCCGTGGTGGATGAGCCGACTGATATGGCTTCTGGATTACAGCCCCGATCTGGCTCTCGAATGGTGGAACAGCCCGAACCACGAGAAGCTCCTGGAGCATCTGGACGGGATGGCGACGCAAGCAGCGTATCTGGACGAAATGATGGGCGAGATGCCGCAGGACGCGAAGGAGGAAATGATAGCGGCGGCGATTTGTCCGGCGGACGTGGACGAGCCGGAAGAAGAGATGCCGGAAGAGACGAGACTGGGAATTCTGGAATGGGCGGAAAGCCTGGAGTTTCCGAACCCAACGGGCGAGGACGCGAGGTTGGTGACGATCACCGTGCCGTAAAAAGCGAGACTGGCGGCAACCATCACATAGCCGACGGCGACACACTCGTTCCCGGCGGCGCTGTGGCGCGCGCAAAGGCGAATATAAACGCTATCAGACTTGTGCGGCAGCTTGAAAAGGAAGGCCGCGCGGCGACGCCCGAAGAAAAGAAAATCCTCACGCAGTTCACGGGTTGGGGGTCTTTGGCCCAAGCCGTTTTCAATCCCGATTTTGTTTCCTACGCACGGATGGAAGGGCGCGGAGGCCTGCCCTCGTATCTCAATGCCGACGCCGTGTCCAAGTACCGCAAGTGGAAAAGCCAGTACGGCGAAGCCCTGCACCCCGCTCTCGGCGGCATCTTGACGGAAAAGGAGTGGGCCGCCGCTGAAAAGTCCACCCTCAACGCCCACTATACCGACCGCAAGGTTATTTCCGCCATGTGGGATATGGCGGAGAGGCTCGGCTTCCGAGGCGGGCGCGTTCTGGAACCGTCCGCCGGGACGGGCCTCTTTTTCGGGCTTATGCCGGAGCACCTCTCCCGAAGCTCTGTCCTCACAGGCGTGGAACTGGACGAGATGACCGGGAAAATCCTCAAGCATCTCTACCCCGACGCCGATATTCAGATTACAGGTTTTGAGAAGGCCAAGCGCCTGGGCGACAACTCCGTCGACCTCGTGATTTCCAATGTGCCGTTCGGTGACTTCACCGTCTTTGATAAATCTCGCCCGCAATACAGCAAGCAGTCCATTCACAACTATTTCTTCTCCCGCGCCCTGGACACCGTACGTCCGGGCGGCCTCGTGCTGCAAATCACCTCTCACTACACCTTGGACAGTGGCGCCGCCGCGAGGCTGCGCGAGGAATGGGGCCGCAAAGCCGACCTTGTGGCGGCCGTGCGGCTGCCAAAAACGGCGTTTGAAAAAAACGCGGGCACAGAAGTCACCACGGACATCATTGTATTCCGCAAGAAGGCGGACAGCCGTTTCGACCTCGGCAACTCTTTCCGAAATATTGTCACCATTACGACGCCGCAGGGAGAAACCGGCATCAACGAATACTTTGCGGCTCATCCTGAGATGGTTCTCGGTGAGCATTCCCTGAGCGGAACCATGTACGGCGGCAATGAATACGCGCTTCTTCCCGCCAAGGGAGAATCCTTGGAAGAGGGATTGCGCAGAGCCGCGGCGAACATTCCCCCTGACGTATACGGCGTCGAAGCTAGCAATACCGGCACTGAAAAAAATAGCATGGAAGGGGAATCCGCTCACGAAGGGGCCAAAGAGGGCTCGCTTGTGGATGAAGGCGACAAGGGCGTCTTTCTGGTGGTTGACGGGCGTCTTGAGGCTCCTGAATGGGCCGGAAATAAGCGGCATACGGAACAGGCCAAGGCTTACATTGGGGTCAAGGAAAACGCCATGAGTCTTATTGCGGCTATGAACTCGGACACGAACGACCAACGGGTCGCTGCGCTGCGCGAGAAGCTCAATGCCGTCTACGATGCCTATGTGAAAAAATACGGCCCCATCAATAAGCGCGGCAACGGATTCCTTGAGGATGACATTGAATTTCCCACCGTCGCCGCTCTGGAGCATGTGACACGCGAGCCTGTGGAAAAAATCATCAAAAGCGGTCCTAACAAAGGGAAACGCACTCGCGAGATGGAAGACAAAATTTCCAAGGCAGACATTTTTAGCGCCCGCACCATTTTTCCTTTCCGGGCCCCGGAGCACGCAGACACCCCGGAGGACGCGGTAAAAATCAGCCGCATTTACAAAAACGGTATCGACCTCCCGTATATAGCCGGGCTGCTCGGCATGGAGACGAACGAGGCCAAAGCGGCACTCCTCAAGACCGGAGAGATTTTTGAGGCTCCTGAATCCGGTCTTCTCGAACCCAAGGACATTTATCTTTCCGGCAACGTGCGCGAAAAGCTGGAGCGGGCGGAACGCGCGGCTGAGGACAATCCCGCCTACGAGGCCAATGTCGCGGCGTTGCGGCAGGTGCAGCCGCCGAGAATAGGCATAGACGCCATTTTCGCCCGGCTTGGTTCCTCGTGGGTGTCGCCGGAAACATACGGGGCCTTCCTGCGACACATCGGCGTCGGCAACGCCAAAGTGACGCTGACACGGCTTCCCGGGGACGAAGGAACGGCGACGTGGAGCGTGCAGGGGCACGGGCTGTCTGCGGAAGCCAGGAATCGTTGGGGCACTGAGCGCGCCGACATTTTGAGCCTCGTCGAGGACTGTCTGAATCTCAAGCGCACCGTGGTGCTGGACCCTGCGAAGGACGGAGACAAGACGAAATACGTCCGCAACGAGAAGGAAACCATGGCCGCCCAGGAGAAGCAACGACTCCTGCAGGAAGAATTCAGGACGTGGCTGGTAGGTAACGAGGAACACGCCAAACTTGTCGAGGACATCTACAACACACGCTTCAACGGTTTTGTCGTGCGGACGTTCGATGTTCCGGACATCAAATACTACCCCGGGGCATCCCATAGTATTGAATTGCGCGACAATCAAAAAGTTGGCGTTTCGCGCGCCTTGCAGGAATCTTGCCTGTTGGCGCACGGCGTGGGCTCCGGCAAAACCATGCTCCAGATTACTCTAGCTATGGAGATGCGCCGCCTCGGCACGGCCAGAAAACCCTGGATTGTCGTGCAGGGGTCCACGCTTTCACAGTTCGCGGCGTCATTCAAGGCGCTTTATCCCGGCGCGCGCATTCTGGCTCCCACTGAAAAACAGCGTACCGCGAAGAACCGGCGACGCCTCCTGGCGCAGATTGCAAGCGGTGATTGGGATGCCGTGATTACGCCGCACGGTTTTTTCAATGGCGTGTCCGTCTCCCCGGAAACAGAGGGGCGTTTTATTCGTGAGCAGGTGAGCGAATACGAAGACCTGTTACATGGCATTGATAAAGACGAAAAAATCACGCGCAAACAGATTGAGAAGAAAATTGAACGGCTGAAGGTGCGGCTCGAAAATATTGCCGATACCCGCAAGGACGAGAACATCTTTTTCGATGAGCTGGGCGTGGACGCGCTGATTATTGACGAGGCCCACGCCTACAAGCGCGGCCAGTTCGTGACCAAAATGGACAACGTGAAGGGGCTGGACCGGGACTCTTCGCAGCGCTCTTTCCAAATGCTCATGAAGGCGCGGCTAGTACAGGACAAAACCGGCGGGAAAAATGTCGTCATGGCCACGGGCACGCCCATATCCAATACGCTTACCGAAATGTGGACCATGTTCCGTTACACACGCCCGGACCTGTTGCGCGAGTTCGGCGTGGAGCAATTCGACGATTTTGCCACCACCTTCGCCACCACCAGCATTTCTCAAGAAGAGACGGCCACGGGCGAGTGGAAGGATGTGGAGCGGTTCAACAAGTATGTCAATGGCCCTGAACTGCTCACTCTCTGGCGCTCCGGCGCGGACGTGGCCATTACCGAAGACCTGACCAGCATCAAGGGGCTCCCCAAGCTGCAGGGTGGAAAAATTCATGAAGTTCCCGTGGAACGCTCGGAAGCCCTGTCCAACTACATTGAAGCTCTGCGCCAGGAGCGCCTTGCCTGGGACAGGCTGACGGGCAAGGAAAAGCGGGCACAGTCCCATGTGCCTTTGACCATCTATGGCCGGGCGAAACAGGCGGCCATAGACTTACGCCTTGTGGACTCGACATTGCCGGATGAACCAAACAGCAAGGCCAACATAGCCGTACAGGGTATCTTTGAGCGGTGGCAGGCGAATCAGGATACGAATGCGACGCAGATTGTTTTTTCCGACACCTTCCAGTCCAGGGACAAGGCATTCAACCTCTTTGAGGACATCAGATGCAAGTTGGTGAAACGCGGCATCCCGCAAAAGGAAATTGCCGTCATTCATGATTTCAAGACGGATGAAGCGCGCAAGAAGCTGTTTGATGCGGTGAACCGGGGTGGCGTGCGTGTGCTCATGGGCACCACGGAAAAGCTGGGCGTGGGCGTCAACGTGCAGGAACGTCTGTTGACCGCGCACCATCTGGACGCGCCGCAGCGGCCCATGGACTTTGAGCAGCGCAACGGGCGTATCCGCAGGCCCGGCAATGTTTTTCCCGAAGTGGAAATTCTGACCTACGGCACAAAGAATACGCTGGATTCCGTGACCTTCCAGCAACTCATCAGCAAGCAGAAGTTCATCAACCAGCTTTTGCGCGGAAACGTATCCGACCGCAGTTTTGAAAATCCTTTTGACGCCACGCAGGCTACCTTTGAAGATATGATGGCCGCCTTCTCCGGCAACCCTCTGGCGAAAGAGAAGATGCAACTCACGGCGGACGTGCGCAGGCTGCGGGCTATGCTTTCTTCCCATGTCGCCCAGGTATCGGGGCAACGGAGCAAGCTACGTTCTTTGAAGGCTTTTTTGGAGCGCCAGGAAGAACGCCTTTCCGAAGCCAACAGCCTTACCGAATACATTGAGCGGAATTTCCCCGGAGGGAAAATCGAGGGGAAAAAGCAGCTTTCCAAGGAAATCGACGCATGGCTGGAAACGACGGAGGCCGCCGTCGTCAATTCGATATCCGATATTCATACAGCGGCGCAATGGTATACCAAGAACCGCGCTTCCTTCGCGCAGAGCCGGGAGTTTGACTTGGGCCACGGCCTGAGCGTCACGCTTGCGGTTGAACCCTACATCGACTTTGCCGAAACCAAGGAAGAGCAAACAGAGTACGGAACCACAAGTAGCTACCGCCTTCAGGGTCCGCATGACATCAAGCAGGGAGACAATTTCTCCGGCGCGCAGGGCCTGTTCACCCGCCTCGGAAATGCGCTTTCGAGCGCAGGCAGGGCGCAGGCCAACGCCGACGCCTCCATAAAGGATACGCGCGCTCAGATTGCCGCGCTTGAGGAAGAGATAAAGCGGCCCTTTGCCCAACAGAACGAGCTGGACGCCGCGAAACAGCGCCTGGAAGAGGTTGAATCCGAGCTTGAAGCCACAACCAAGGCGCAGCAGGAGGAAAAGGAAGAGGTGCGGGACGATTCCAGCAGCGAGGATACCCCCATGGCGTCCCTTGCTCCCGCCGCGTTTCTACCGAAGGAACCATCATCCCGCAGGTCCGCCAGAAGAGCGTCCATAGAGCGTGTGGCAAAAAGACTTGGGGAACGCGCCAAGCGCGCGGCCCCCGTCAACGTCGTTGGGGACGCGTCGGAATTGCCCGTCAGTATCCGCAGGAAACACGCGGACAGCCTTGATACTATAGAAGGCGCCTACGACACACACAGCAAAACAGTATGGCTTGTGGCCGGAAATCTCAGCAGTGAAACGCGCGCCGCTGAGGTCTGGGCGCATGAGCAGTTCGTTCACCACGGGCTGCGTGGCTTGTTTACGGACACGGAGCGCAAACACCTCCTCGGACAGCTTTGGACAAGCCTCGGGGGAATGCAGAATCAAGCCGTGCGTGAGGTGGCTGAGTTGTATGGGCTTGACCCCCGCTCGGACGTGAAGGCTCGTCTCACCGTCATGGAAGAGGTTGTCGCTTCCATGGCCGAAAAGCGCGCCATGGACAGTATGACGCCGCAGGAACTGAACCTGTGGAAGCGTATCGTGAACGCTGTACTGCGCGCCTGGAACAACCTCGTAGGCGCCGTTTCCGGTCGTTCCGGATCCATGGGCTTTGACAATGTGGATCAGCTTCTTTCTTATCTTGGCGGGTACGTCATGGACGGAAGGATGTCGCCCGGCTTCGGGCTTGGCGGAAACATGGGGTTTTTCTCCGCCGAAGGCGTGTTTCCTTCCCTGCGCACCTCACCGGCCCCCAAGGATACCGTCAGGGCCTACAAGCTGTTCCGCGTCCGCAAGGATAAGCCCGGCAAGCTGTTCCCTCTTTTTGTCGGTGCTGACGAGGCCATTGATACTGGAATCTGGCTTGACGCTGAAATAGGTCCGGATGCCGGAAACGGAAAAGTGAAAAGCAAGCTCGGAGCGTTGGCCATGCGACCTGGCTGGCACGCCGGGGATGCCCCTGTCGCAACCCATATCGGGGACAAAGCGAACATCAGGGACAAGGCCCCGTCCTTCAGGCCGGAAAACCAGGTTTGGGCCGAGGTGGAACTGGCGAACGACATTGACTGGCAGATGGAGGCGAACCAACGCGCGCAGCGGAATAAAGCCGGGAATATTATCCCCAGGACGGCACACATTACCGACCGGATACCCACGGATGGGCTCTATCGCTACAAGACCAATCCGAACATGACCGGCAATTGGATTATCGCCGGTAGCATGAAGGTCAACCGCATCCTTTCCGACGCTGAAGTCGAGCGCATCAACAAGAAGCGTGGGGTTGCCGACCTGCCGCGCAAACAGCCTTTTGACGCGGAAAAGTACGGATTCTCGGAAGTGGACGACGATGCCCCATTGGCCTCGCTGTCTCCACGCGGTATCTTGGATATGACGGTGCGCGGGGCGGCGAAGTCGGCGGACGCCCCGGAAATCCGGCACTTGTTCCGCAAAAACGACATCAGCCTGCTGCAAGGCATCATCCAACTGCCGCACTGGATAGCCAAGCAGGCCCCGGATTTTGCCAAGGTGTACGAACGACAATTGCAACGCATGGATGAACGCTCCGCCGCACTGAAGATGAGCCTTGAAACCGTCCCCAGCATGTTCGGAAAGCAACGCTTAGAGGCCGCCGATATGGACAGCCTGCGCAAGTTACTCTGGGAGCATGAAGGGAAGGAGCCAAAAGAACTGGAAGGTATCGAAAAGTTTTTGACGGAAGAGACGTTGGCCACGGGCCGGGAACTGATCAAAGTCAATCCCGAGTTCTATGATGCCTACAAAAAATGGCTTGGCGGTCTGGACGGAACCAAAGCAGCCAAGGCGGCCATGCTGGAAATCCGCAAGAGCTTGGACGAAGACCTTGTGCAGGCTCACAACCGCATGGCGGCCATGTCCGAGATGAGCGACGACGCCATCACGGCGTTTCGGCAGAGCATCGGCCATGTGCCCAACTACTTCCCGCACCACCGCTACGGCGGCTACTTCGTCCAGGCGAAAGTGGGCAAGGACGTGGTGTTCCGCCAGCACTTCGACGCGTTGGGGGAAAAGGCGGCCATGGCCAAGGCCCGGAAAATTGTCGAGGAGCAGCGCAAGAATTACCCGGATGCCGAGTGGTCGGACGGCAAGAATGACCGCCTGCCCGACGAGGTTTTGGGCGCGCCCATCGATTCCGAAGCCATGGAGCAGATCATTCGGGCGGCCACGGTAAAAATCGGGGACAAGGATCGGGCTAGAGAAATCAACGAGCTGCTTGCCGAGGGCGTTTCCGACGTGCTCAAAGCGCGCGGGTGGGGGGCGCATGGCATCCAACGCAAGGGCATCCCCGGCTTTGAAACTGAGGACATTGCACGGGTGCTCTACGACTACAAAGCGGGCCTGAACGGCTGGCTCACCAAGATGGAGGCGGCTAGGGATTTCAGCGAGGCGCTTTCCGGAATTGACGCCCGGAAAACGCCCCATCTGTGGAAGTACACCGCGCAATACGTCAAGGACATGTTACGCAACAGCGACCGGGTGGATAGGATTACCGGCAATATCAAGACGGTGGCCTTCGCGTGGTACTTGGGTGGTTCCATCAAAACAGCGTTTGTGAATGCGACCCAGAACCTCGTGGTGGGCGTGCCGCGCCTGCAGATGGACGTGACCGGCGGCGGCCGGGAATGGCTTGCCGGGGCCCGGAGCGCGCTTGTGGATCGGGTGACCGGCAACCAGGGCAAGGGCCTGACGGAAGACGAGGCCCGGCTGGTGCGGGAACTCTATGGCGAGAGCGTCATTACGGACGCCTTTATGCAAGAGGTGCGCGGCCAGTTGCGCGGGGTAAGCGGCGCGTCTCTGTGGAACAAGTTTACCCGGGTGCTTGGCCTGCCCATGAGCGAGGTGGAGCGTTTCAACCGCGCCTCGCTGGCTCTGGCCGCGTTCCGGGCCGCCCGTTCGGGAAAGCTGAAAGCGCGCGCCAGGGAGAAATACGGCGTCACGGGCAAGGCCAGTTATGAGCAGGCCAAGGCATTCGCCTCGGACGTGGTGCGCGACGCGCATTTTGTCTACGGCAAGAGCAATATGCCGGAGTTCATGCGGAGCAATACCGCAGGCCGCGCCATGGCGAGCATGTATACCTTCCGCACCTTCACGCACAACATGGTCGCCATGTGGGCCTGGGCACTGAAAACTCAGGGTAAGGAGGGCGCGGCCTTTGTGGCCAAGAGCCTGGGCGCCACCATGGCCCTGGGCGGCGTGACGGCCTTGCCCCTCTATGCCACCCTCATGGCTTTGTTCCAGGCCGTGACCGGGGATGACGACGACTGGACCGAGTTTCTCAGGAGCCGCCTGCCGGAAAGCAATCTGCTGCGGGACGTGGTTTGCTACGGCGCTCCGGCCATGGCCGGGGTGAACATCGGCGGCTCATTGAAAATGGAGACGCCCCTGACCAAGGGGCTGACGGGCGGCAAAACGCCGCAGGAAGTCCTCACGGACAGCATTGGGGACATTATCGGCATTCCGTATGACCTGCTCGTAGTCAAGCCTTCCCGTGTGATGGAAGCCCACAGCAAGGGCAATACGTGGCGCATGTTGGAAGAGACGGCCCCGGTGGCCGTGAAAAACGGGATGCAGGCATGGCGCCTTTACTCCGAGGGGCAGACCACCATGAGCGGGCGGCCCATCAACGACCCCGGCGAGAAGGGCGCGCGGCGTCTGACCAGCGGTGAATCCGTTGGAAAGCTGCTTGGCTTCCAGCCGGTCAGCAGTACCAAGAGTTATGACGCCTATGCGGCCACCAAGCACGCGGATCAGGTGCGTAGCGATAAGATTGACGAGCTGACCGTGCTGGCGCTCAAAACCTACGATACCGGCGATTCGGCGGGTCGGAGAGAAGCCAACCGGGAACTGCGGGAGTGGAACGAAAAAATGAAGGCCGAGGGCAAGCCGCACATGCTGATCAACCTCAAGGACGTCATGCGCCGGGTGAAGTCGCGGCGGCGGGAGAACCGGGCGACGCCGAAGGCCATGCAGAAGAGAGAGCGGCAGCAGGCGGTATGGGGGTAG